ACATCAGTTTCATCAGTATCTCTTACTGGTACTACTAAAGCCTCTGGTTTATCGTAAGTTGTATTATAATTATACTCACTAAATGGATTAATAGGATTAGTAATATCAGTGTAATCTATTGTAGGATTACTTACTGGATTATAACTAACAAATCTCATTCCTTGTTGAGCTTTCTTGATTCGCTTCTTATAGGTTGGGCGACTTGATTTGATGAACTTCTTGCGCATGTCCCTTTTACCGTTAATCTCTTCTTGTTTCTTTAACAGAGGGGACTTCTTAAAATCAAATCTTCCACCATGTGCCATAGTTACTAATTCTGGATTTCTAACAGACTTACCTTCAATCCGTATAGGATTAGATTGCTGTGGTATAAACGGACGACCTACTTTATCCATTAATGCAGCTTGTTTAGTAAGCCTAACTTGGTTAGCAGTATTAGGAGAATCATTCCACCTCTTAGCATAGTCAGCAGGATTAAATTTCCACATATCTTGAGAAGTCTGTCTAAGCTTACCCTTATTCATTTGAAACTTAACCAAGTGTCCAGCAACGTCATCAATAGGACCTATATAATCGGTTCCTGGCTGCCTAAAGGTCATAAACTCTTTATCTCCCATACGCATTACTGGTTCAGTCTCCTTACCAACAACCTTGCCGATTGGATTCTTTCCAGCATAATCAGTAAACTTTGTAACATTCTCAAACTTAAGAGGTCTACCAGAGGGTACTACTGCACTCATTTCGTATCTTCTGTTATGAACTCCAGGATAAAGCTGCTCATATCTATCCCCATGACTAAATCCTCTCCTTGCTTCATTACGGCTAATAGGTTTGATATTACTAGTAGCTTTATTAAAGAACATTCTTTTAACTACTGGATTCTCATCAAATATATATTTAGCTAATAGATTCCTACCTTCTAAATTTCCTCCACCTAGTATTGAAGAACCTGTGTAGTCGGCTGGCATTGTTTTTATATCTTGCAAACTTACTGATGCATTACCGTTAGTTCTCTTGGCAGCTTTATAAGCAGCCACTTTTAATGGTAATTTCTCTACCTTAGATAGAAATGGAGTAATTCTGTTAGCTGTTGCCATTGCTATATTAGAAGGAGTCCTTGCTTCCTTATTAAATATCCAATGGTTCTTGTTAATAGGATTCCAAGCTAAGTCAGCGTCACCTTTAATTGATTTAGTTATTAACTTGTTCTTTCCAATCTTATATCCTTTAGCACCACCATACCAAGCTCCTGGATTAGTATAAATTCCAATTTCGGACGGAATGCCAGTTTTATCTTCCAACCAGTTACCCCAGCCCCCGGTAAGCTTATCCACAGTCATATTACCTAAAGCTCCTCCTACAACAGCGGCTGGAGTTGTTACTAATGCAGCGCCAGCTGCTGAAGGAAGTATAGTTCTTTCTATTCCAACTAGAGGATTAGTCTCATTGGACATAGAAGCCTTGAATCTGGCTTTAGCTCCCTTAATAGGATGCCAATAGTCTCTATTTCTTTCAGCAGCTGACCTGGTATCATTAGAAGGTTCTCCACCTAAATCTACAATGGAATACTGTCTAGGTTTAGCTTTAATAGGTTCATGAATTTCTGGCCTAACTACTTTAGTATTATCGGACTCTATGGTGTTTCCTTGTTGTAGTTTAGGTATTACTTTCATTATTTATTCGATTTATCGTTATTGGTGAATCTCTTCCATATTCCTGTTACTGAATCTATGCCAAGCAATCCCATACAACACAACAGGACTGTGTCTATCATTAATGGGGCTTGAATCACGTTTATTGCACAGTATATTAACACTCCCAAGCAGACAAACCACCCTACTACTCCGCAGAGTCTCTTAGATGATATGCCAGAGTGGGATGTGAATACTTGCTTTAAGAATGTTACAAACTTCATTATATAATTACATTTATAGAAATATTAGCTGTGTCACCTCCTATATATGCCTGATTTATTGGTATTTCAGTAGTTACCCCAGATTGGCATATTGCGTTATTTGTTACACTATCTGCATCTACAGTCACCCTGTATGTACTGAAATATCCAGTGAACAATAATTTAGAGACATTAGTTAAATCAGTTGGTAAATCAAAGTGGAAGTTTCTGTCAAAGAAAGTTGCCCCTTGATAGTCTAGAGTTCCAGACCTAGGAATTGTTATAAACCCATCTGGAACTCCATCTATGTAAACATCTGCTACAAGGTCATAGGATTTAGACTTAAGCCCAGAGTTAGTTATTGAAACATGTATATTGAAGTCATACTGGAATGTTGACAACTGTATATCCTCTTCCTTAACTAACTGATTATTAGCGTAATTATCGTTAGTTTCAAGTCCGAAGAACTCTACTCTATCTCTAGTGGCACACTTGGTTGGAGTATTTGTACCTCCACCAGCTAAATTAATTAAATATTGTTCTGTTGCAATTTTATTTGTCATTTTAAATACTTGCTATGTATTGTTTATACACATAACGGCAAGTAGACCCTGTACTGGTATATTCTGATTAGTTCCTATAGTAAGTCTATCTGTTTCATAATTAGAATAGTAATTCATATTCTTTGTATTATTTAATAGGAATGCTACGTAAGTATTACTTCCAATCACACTATTGCCAAACAAAGCTATATTTCTTATAGCACCTGCTATAGGGTATACCACCATAGATGAAGCAGGAATATCTGGTGTAGCCGATGTGCCTTGACCATACATATTTGTGATTGATATACCCATTGTAGTGTCTGTAGTAGTGTTATTAAAGAATATTAGGGTGCTGCCGCCTAGTGAACCGTTTAATAAATCTATAGCGTCAGCAATACCCCCCCCCGACGGTAGGTTATCATTGAACTGTTGCTTAGTAATGCATCTATTGTTCGCAACTCCGTCTAAGCTCAAGCCTTCTGCTCTAGCTTCAGCTGCTGTTACTAATTCATTAGTACTTTCCATTATTCTTGATATTCTCTTAAATTACCAATTGTTACTTCAAATTCATCTGATTTCATGTAGGGTGATACATCTGCATCTTTAGCAGCTTCGTTCAAACAGAACATGTCTGAAGGAAACGATAGTGCCTTTACCCTTATTTGCTTAAGTAGTCTGGAGTGTTTGGCTTTAGACCAAACCCAGACGTCAAATATAAAATTTCTCATACTGCGATTAATGTACTTTAATTCTTAAATGTTAAGAATTACTAAGTGTAGAAGCAATCCACTTTTGATTGGAGCCTTTGTTAAGGCTAAAGTGCTGTAAACCACCTTGATTTATATTTACGTATAATGTGAACATATTAGCTATTGGAATTCCGACTATTGTCACACTAATACATATTGGCGTACCATTAGATACTCCATAATACAGTAACTGAAATGGGACCATGTCTGTCATATTAGACTTCACAATCTCCATTACAGCACTATCAGCACTGTTAATCTCTAGATTACTACTTCTACCTGGATAAATCAAATCTTTTGTTGTTAAAACTAGGGTCTGAACCCCCCCCATAGACTTGAGTGCGTCATTCACTTGTTTAGTGGTAGGGCATTTGTTGTCTTCATTTTGAATTAAAGCCATGATTGTTATTATTTAATAATTCTACGTTTAATTTGCACACCTCTCTTAGCTATTAGCATAGTATTACTTCTTTTGTTGTTAGCATTACTAGCGAAGGTATTATGCAGTTTAGCTATCTCGTCATCACTAAGGGTATTAAACCCTGAAGGTATTTTAGCTCCCTTAGTTCTCATCTCCTGAATATCTGTACCTTTTAATTGCCTATTAGGGTCAATATAATAATTACCATTCGCATCTTTCATATTTACATTGGCTCCTCTAAATCCCCACGTGTCCGCATGTCTTTCATTAGGTTGGGAGCTGTACACTTGAGACTCTAATGGTGTAGAGGATTCATAATCCACTCTGTTATTAATACCAGGATTGGCCTTTAATATCTGCGGATTATTATCTCCAACCATGTGTCCAATACCTTCATGCCAAGACACATCGCCAAATCTTCCAGAGAATGGGAATGAAGGAGCATTGTATGTGTATTGCAATCCTGCTGGATATGCTGCTCCCTTATTTTGTCTCATAGCTACTTGGGCAGCTTGAGTCACATTACCAACCTTCCCTTTATATACATTTGGATTAGAATAGAACTTAGAAGGTTCTACATATTCTGCCCTGTTAATTTGGTCAGTAATGTTAGCAAGGTTAGATTCATTAACTTGAGATTGATACTTAGGCTGTTTAGCACGTTCTTTATACCATTCTATAGCAAAGTCTTTCATCCCTCTAGTTTGGGCTTGATATCTCTGGTCCTCTGGCAATTTATAGTTCTCCTTAGGATTAGGTCTTGCTATAGTCCCTTGCTGCGCCTTAATAATCCCTCCTCCTTTAGTTGAGATTCTCATAATATCCATTTAAACCAGCCATAGCTGAAAGTCTTCCTCTCGTATTCAGGATGTTCAGCTACATACCTAGCTTCCCTTTCAAATGATATGTTTCTATAGGCAGTGTGAGCATTGCCACTAGCTAGTAATTTAATAAACCACTCTATTACATACCATAAATAGAAGAATACTATTCCCATTTCTAATATCTGTTTCGTGTGAGTCTTCTCATGTGTAACTGTAGCTTGACTCATTCTCTTTATATAATCCTCACTCCTAGTAAACATAATACCACAAATATTCATAAATGAATATCCTTTTACTGGAAGTAATGGGTTGATAAAGAATAGCAATCCTTTAGATTTGTCGTACTTAAATTTCATAGTTAGTGCTTCCATTTAGCGGCATTATCAACTATTGCAGAACACAGAATTAAAATAGTATCCATATCTAAATCTGACTTAAGTTGATTAACTGCCATACATACTAATTGTATATTATCTATAGTATAACCTTTTGAGGGCATTATCTGGTCAATGCTAACATTCGTATAGATTCGACCTTCTCCTAATTCATAAGTCATGTCTAATCCAGAAATTGCACACTTGCCATTTTGTGCCTTCCATACGGTTAGTAAATCTTCTTTAGTAATAGTGAAAGGTATAGATTTGTCTATAGCTCTGGATTTAGCTGCAAGCCAACGTGCTTGTAAAACCTTCTCTAGTTTAACGTCGTTATCATAAGTAGCTATAGCAGCTTTCCTTTGTTCTAGTTTACAGGAATTGCACCTACACTCCTTATTCTGACGTAAAGTGTATTTATTAGCCCCTGCATAAGTAAACTCACTAGGCTCTTTATATTCTCCACATATGTGGCATAAGAGCTTCCCATCTTTCCATTCAGTATTCAATTTGATTCGGTCTTCACAATCCCTACATGTAGTGTGAAAGTTTAAGCCGTTTGTCTTGCGTGAATACTTTCTGAAGTTGCTTATATTCTTGTCTAGCAACCTCCCACATACGTCACATTGCTGTTGCAATCTTTCTTCTTTCTTCATGTTTACTTCTTAGACCAAGACGCCGCATTCCGTGCAAAATTAGCTCTCTTCTTCTGTAACGGAGTTGCATTAGGATTGTTAAGTACAGACCTAGCATGTTCTTGAACACTCTGTCCAGCTTTCTTAGCTGATGCAGTAAATTTGCCGCGATTCTTCTTCTTAATATGAATCTTGCTTCCACTTTTATCTTTCCTTACTAACTTACTACCACATCTAAACATAGGAACCTCTTCTAGGTCCGCATCATCGAGTAACTCTTTCAGAGCCTCATTAATTCTTGATAATTCCTCTGCGTTAAATTCCATAATTAAATTACATGTTAAATCACTTTTTTATTCACAAAGGTATTGCTAAATTTGCACATTATCAAACAAATCAGATGAATTAATGATTTAAGGTGTCAATGTAAATAAGTAATAAAGAAACTAAACTATTATCAATCTCTAACCTTTAAATCAGTAGATTAATGTTATTGGGCAAACTAAAAGAGGTGTACAGGTGGATTGACAGTTGGAGTTCTGGTGTTAAGACGATAGTCATTATAATGCTTGCATTCTTAATGGTAGAGCTTCATTTCTCTTCACACACTAAAGCTATTTTAGAAGATTATAGACAGGCGGCTGTTACGGAGAAGGTATTAGCTGAGAAATATACAGAGATGATTACTCCACAAGTTAACGGGCACATAGAGCATATTCTTATGGAAGATAAGGATGCGTCGAATGTCTTGTTATTGAATTACCATAATACCTTACAAAGTACACATGGTTTATCATATCGCTATTTAACAGCTCTTACAGAGAAGAGAAGAGGGTATGAAACTAAGGTAACTATTAAGATATGGAAAGAGTTGGAGTATATTAACTACGGTGATGAGCTTGAAAGGATTAATGACAATCAATTCATCAGAATGGATACTATTGAGAACTATCGTAGAACGTTCCCTAATTTAGTAGCTTTATTAGAGGACTCTGGAGCAAAATCTGCTGCGATGTACCCGATAGTAGGTATTGATGGACCAATAGGGTTAGTAGTAATTATCTATCCTAACGACAAGGAATATTATTTAGGATACTACAATTCTGTTATTGCTCCATGCATTCAGCCTTTATCTACATTACTAGATTATAACTCAATTAGGAAGAAATTTAAAATGGATTATGAAAGTAGACAAGAGGAACAAGGAAATATGTTACAACGATTCTTCCCATATGTATTGGAGTGAAATTGACAATACTATATACACTTCAGTAACAACAATGATACATGAGTTCTGTCAAAAGTTCGACAGTGATTTCTGGTCGCAGTACAAAGCATTACAGAAGCTATTAAGTGCTGAACAGTTTGCCATGGAGAAGAAGAGACTATTAGAAACTAAACGTTTTGATAAGAAGTACTTCTTAGACATGTATGATTTAAATGAGACGGAGTTTAATTCTGCACAACAGGATATACTGGATGAGTGGTCTAAAACTAATGCCGATTCCAAGGAAAGAGGTACAAAGATTCATAGTGATTTGGAACATCAATACTTAGGTAAGAGTTCATGCCAAATGAGAAGTTACGGTTTAGGCGGAACTTTTGAAGTTAATACTAATGAATCTTTAGAGAAGAATAACTTAGACCTACTAAGCATAGAAAGAGGAGTCTTCCCTGAATATATGATATACAGAAGGTCGGACGACAATAAGTTTAGGTTGGCAGGTCAAATTGACTTACTTATTAAGGACGGAAATGACATTTACATTGTTGACTACAAGACTAATAAAAGTATTGACGAGAAATCTTACTTTGATACCAGGACTAAGAAGAGTCAAATGATGAAGTATCCTATGAATAACTTAATGGACTGTAATAAAGTACATTATACTTTACAACTATCTACCTATGCATGGATGCTTCAGAAATTAAATCCTGATTTTGTTATTAAGAAGCTATTGCTTATACATTATGACCATAATGGTAACGTTACAGAACATGAGTTAGATTATCTTAAAGATGATGTGGAACGTATGTGTAAGCATTGGAAAAAACAGTGTATACTTGAGGAAATCAAGGAGAAGAGAAAGCCTATAGAGTTCTAATGAGCTAGTTCATAATCATAGAGTATCTTTCAAACTGGGATTTGAGATATTAAAAGTAAAGTATAATTAAAGCTCATTAGAAATCTATGGGAATTACTAATATTGTAAATGGACACTTAAATGAGTTACTAGGTAATAACGAAGAAATGGCTAGAGCTCGTATTAGAATATGTAAGAAGTGTCCTATTATGAAGGATTCATTTATAGGGTATGTATGCAGTAGTAAACTGTGGCTGAACCCTAAAACAGGAGATATATCAACAGAACGTAAAGATGGTTATAAACGTGGTTGCGGGTGTAGGCTTAATGCTAAAGTTAGGGATATTAAGTCCTCATGTCCAGCAGGTAAATGGTAAATGATTTAAATTATGAGTAATAACGGAACAATGGATGTAATGTTTGGGGGTAAAGGATTAAGCTTTGCCGGTGCAGATGGGTTTAAAGATTTAAAGAAAGAAGCTGCTGTGGAAGCACATAATAAAGCAGTAGATACTTACACTAAAGCACTTAATAAGAACATTAAAGATGAATTGGAGAAAGCAGAGGAAGTAACAGAGAAGATGAATAGTATGGAAATTATGCCTATTAATTCATACGTATTAGTTAGACCTTATGCTAAGAATCCGTATCAGAAGATAGAAGTAACTAAAGGTGGACTTATTATACCAGAATATGACGGAGCATTTAAGAATCCAGACACTGGAGAGAAAGATACAGAGTATCAACTTTCAGTTGTAGCTAATGTTATAGAAGTAAGTCCTTTGTGTAAGTTTATTAAACCGGGAGACGATATATATTATAGGCGTTCTTCTGGAGTACCTGTTCCGTTCTTCAGACAAGGATTTGAAGTTGTAGCTGAACAGCAAGTACAAGTGGTTATTAATGAAGGTTTAAAAGAACGATTTAAGAGTATAGAATAATGGAAGAGAAAGTGTTTTATCAACCAGGAGATGTAGTAACATTAAGACAAGACATCCCATATAAACCTCAGATGATTGTAGTTAAGAAAGAGACAATGACGTTTAGACCATCTAAGGATGAAAAGAAAGATGAATATTTCAAAGGTATTAGATGTAGATGGTTCTCTACAAGAGGAGAGCTACAAGAAGCTATCTTTAATACTAAAGACTTAATTAAACTATAATGGCAACTAAGTTTCAACAAGGTGGGCAGGACGACCAAGAGTTGTTCTCTGCCTACCTTATTAAGTTATTTAAGCCTAAGTCTCAGCAGGAGTTTGAGGATACTATATCCAAACTCTCAGAGAGGGAAATTAATGAAATCTATAAACAATACAAGAGTATGGAGAATAATCAAACTATCATGGCTAAGATGGGAGCCAAAATTAACTACATTAGCAGACTACAAGGTAAGTGTCCAGAAGGTTATGAGGTAGAGAGATTCATGGCTGGAGGATGTGTTAAATGTAGAAGGAAAGCAATGGCTGAAGGCAGTAAAGCTATGGACGTATTCAAAGATAAATGTGGAGGTAAAGCCAAGAGACGCATTAAGAAGAGCGAGAATGGTGATAAAATAGCAGTTAATAAGACTGATACTGTACACACCAGTAAGGGAATATATAATGTTAGTAATAAGAAGCTCCCTTACAAGAAGATGTCCAAAGCAGATTACAAAGGACTACCTTTAAAGGACAAAATGAAAGTTGACATGAAAGACCAGGCTAACGGCAGGGGTGCTAGTGGAGCAGGCGCAACCAGAGGTAGTAATATAGGTAAAAAGTTAAGCGGTGGCACTATTACTTCGTTCAAGTGCGGAGGAATGGCTAAGAAGAGAATTAAGAAGAATATGGGTGGAACTGTTAGCAATAAATGGAGTATTCCTAGTAAAGCTAGCGGTGATGCTATTAAACACATTAAAGGCGGACCAGGCTCGGCAGATAGCACTAGAGAAATGAAATTTAATGGATTTCAGAAGAAAGCACTAGCTGGTAAGTCTTATAAAAGCAAATAAATATGAAAGTATTCCTATTTGATAATGGTACTAATTCGGTGATTGTGAATGAGCCAGAGGTTCTTCTTATTAAGGAGTTCGCAGCTCTATGGACTAATGAAAGGAATAAGACCAAAGAAGACCCTACGGGAGTTTGCAAATCAAGAGCTTATAGAGAGCTTGTTTACATATGGCTAATGTTAGATTGGGCATCTCCATACTCTGATTATACAGAACAAGAAAGACATCAATCATGTCTTCAGGATGCTAATTTAAGTGAAGAGGAATGGGCAGACCCAATCTTCAGAGCCGCATGTAGGAAATACAGAGATATTCAAAACGAATCTAGAGCACTTAAACTCATTAAGTCTGCCCAAGGTGTAGTTGATAGAATTACTGATTACTTTGACACCATAGATTTATCTGAAAGAGACCCAGTTACTAATAGACCTGTTTGGAAAGTGGCTGATGTAATGAAAGAAATGCAATCAGTTTCTAAGGTTATAGAAGAACTTAAAACTCTTGAGTATATGTACAAGAAAGAGCAAGAAGAAGAGACTGATAACAGAGGTGGTGGTGAAGAAGGACGCTATGACAGATAATTATGGCTGGACGTGGAAGACCTAAGAAGAAAGTCGAAGTTCCAGAAACAGTTCAAGAGTTAATACAGAGAGTAGAACCAGAATTGATAGAGGCTATTCCATACGTAGACCCTATTGTAGAAGATGAACCAGTTAGCACGCCTAACATTGTATGGGATGTAACATTAGATACTGAGATTAAGCATTTCGACCCTACTCTATCTTATGAGCTGACTGGATATCGACCAGTGGATGAAGAAAGAGGATTAGATTTTAATCCAGAGTGGTTCACTGAAGCTAGACAGATTAAACTAAGAGATGGCAAATACTGTGCCTATCCTAAAGGAACTAAGAAATATAATGACTTTTGGGACGAAGAGGTTAAAAGATGTAATCGAGGATATGAATCACATGGATATAGAATCACAGGTGATAATTACTTCTTCCTTAATTATTATAGGTTGAAGAATACTGATGTATCTCAAGCTGGTACTGGTCGTGAAACTACATTCCCTTCATTCTTTAGTAAGCAGTATGAGTACTTCCATTACATAGAAATGTGTGAGAAGTTGAAGAAGGATGTGTGCGCCCTTAAAGCTCGTGGAGTCGGATTCTCTGAAATTGCAGCATCTTTAGGAGTTAGGTTATATACAACTGTTAGAGGTTCACATACAGTATATGTAGCATTTACCGAGAAATTCGTTAGTGACGTGCTTCGTAAATGCTGGGAACAACTTGAGTATTTAAATGCTGATACAGAAGGTGGTATGAGACATCTAAGACAGAAGTATAATTCTGATATGCATAAGAGAGCTTCTCTTCTTACTAAAGACAGAGAAGAATTTGGATTCATGTCAGACATTATTGGCTTCGTAGTAGACGTTCCTCGTAAGCTACGTGGAGACCGTGTGGATAGACTGTTCTTTGAAGAATCTGGTTCTAACCCAATCTTAGTAAAGACTTACTTACAGAGTACAGCTCTTGTAGAAATTCTAGGTAATAAGTTTGGAACTAGATTTGTGTGGGGAACAGGTGGAGACCAGGGACCTGCACTTGACGGACTTAGTAAGATGTTTTATAATCCAGCTGGTTATAATTTCTTACCTTACAAACATAACCATACTAAAGACGGGTCTTACGCTTTTACCTCATTCTTCATACCTGCTTACACATTTGTGGCAGCAAATGGATATGTAGACGATAGAGGAGTTACTAATACTGCGAAGGCTAAGAAGTTCTATTTAGACCAAAGAGAAGCTCTACTAGCTAACCCGAAGGAGCATTTAATTGCATGTGCAGAGTTCTGTTTTACTCCTGATGATGCTTTGGCTCTAGAAGGAGATAATCAGTTTAATACTGTATTGTTAAGTGAGCAACTTGCTAATATCAAACTACATAAACTGGGACCACATATTGATGTAGGTCAGTTAGAATATAATTTCACTAACAACCAGCACACAGAAGAAGCAATTGATAGTGTAAGATTTGTTAGTAATCCTAAAGGTAAGGTTAAGATACTGGAACATCCGATTAAAGGAGAACATGGAGCTGTACCTAGAAATTTATACGTTGCTGGTATTGACGGTATTGATATGGGTGGTGAGGACACTTCTGATAAAACTCAAGACCCTTCTGATTTCTGTGTAGTGGTTAAGAAGAGAGCTTATGGGTTAGATGAACCTAAAATAGTGTGCTATTATAGGGACAGACCTAAGACTTTACGTGAAGCACATATGACATGTCTTAAGATATTGCAGTATTACGATTGTCAGGCTGTTCTTGAATCTACTAGAATGTCTACTCTGCAATTCTTTAGAGAGAAACATAAAGAGAATAGACATTTGATGAGAAGACCTAGAGCTACTCAATCTGACATACAAGGAGGTCGTAGTAAACAATTCGGAGCTCCTGCTACTGAAGTAGTAATTAGGCATCAATTAGATTTAATAGCTCAACATATAGAAGATTATTGTCATAATATATGGTTTGAAGAAATTCTAGAAGAAGCAATTAAATACAGTTATGAGAATAAACGTAAGTTTGATATTATAGCTGCATGGGGTATGTGCGAACTAGGAGACGAGGAATTAATGGGAGTAGTTCCTAAAGAAATGGACAGTCCTAATAACAAACTAAGACCTTTTGGTTATTGGGTTGACGAAAGAGGAATTAGACATAAAGGAGTTATTCCAGAGAAACAACAGATAGTACCTAAGTTTAATTTATGGCCTACACAATACGATGACCCTACAAGAATTAGAAGTAGCAATCAGAGATTTATTCAAACAGATTTATCATAAAGAATATGTGGCTAAATTAAAGCTAGAAGAGCTACAAACTGCCGAGGGGACACATAGAGGTTATAAGTTAACACTTGGCATGAATAATATAGACAAGCCACTTATTATATCGTTTGAGGGTGGTGAAGTAGCGTATCTTAAATTTCTTAGACAGGAATTAAGAGATAGAAGATTAGGCGACACACATTATTTCCTAGGATATAAACAATATAACGGATTAGAGAGTTGTAATGAGTGCACAGAACAGGAGTGATGAGTACTTAATGGAGCATATTGATAAGGCAGTATCAGAATTAGTATTTCCTAAGTACAAATTACAGAAAGCATATAATTATTATAATGGATATAGAGATGCCGAACAATATAGGTATCTAGAAGAGAATTTTGGAATAGGTAATCCTACTTCTATAGAATTTACTCCTCTTATCAGGAAGCATGTTGATGCTTTACTTGGAGAATACCTAGGTACTCCATTACTGCCTAAAGTGTCATGCAAGGATAAAGAAACTATATCTAAGATATCTAGAGATAAGGAATTACAAATTAATAAGGAAGTATATCAATACTTACAACAACACCTTAATAATCAGATACTAGCGTTCTTAGGAGGACAAGAAGTAACTGATAAGGCTGTAGAGGCTCAACTTAATAAGTTAGTAGAAGATATTAATAACAGCTTTGTTAGCGAGTATGAAATAGCTGCACAGAATGTTGTGGAATATATAATTCAATCTAGAGATATTAACCTACTTACTAAATTGAAGAACCTGTTACTTGACTTACTAGTAACTGGTATGAGCTTTTACCAGGTTCATCCTAGTAGGAAGAGAACTAATATAGAAATAGAGGTATTAGACCCACGTAATGTATTCGTTGATAGAAATCCAGAATCTGTATATGTTAGAGATAGCTACAGAGTAGTTATTAGACGTTGGTTAACTAAGCAACAAATACTTAATAAATATGGTCCTCAACTAGATACAAGTAGTATCAATGAATTAGAGGAGATGTTTGAGGGATATTACGATAGTAGTTATATATATGTACGCGCTATGAGCAATCAAGCTACTGGAGCTCCTATTACAGACGGACTCGAGGCGGGTAAAGAAGTAATACCTGGATTCCCTACCGACTACTATGAGACTTACAATTATAAGTTAATACCTGTGTTTGAAGTTGAGTGGATTGATGTTGATAAAGAAGGAGAAGATTATGTAGAGAATAGATATGAAGGAGTTAAAATCGGAGAATCTATTTACATTCTTACTGGTAAGTCTCCTGATGTAGTTAGAACTAAAGATAATCCTACACACTGTGGATTGTCAGTTAATGGTTTGTTCTTTGTAAACAGAAGTAACGAACCATATTCACTTGTGCTTGCATGTTCACATCTTCAAGACAAGTATGATTTGATTACTTTCTTTAGGGACAATGTAATTGCTAACAGTGGTACTAGTGGAGACTGGATTGACTTTAGTATGCTACCTATGGCTCTTGGTGATGATTTGACTGAAAGATTGCAGAAATTCATTGCCTATAAGAAGACTGGTGTGGCTCCTATTGATACTTCACAAGAAGGTAGGGCATTTAACAACAATACTTCTTTTGCTGGATTCGATGACTTATTAAAAGCTGATACTATTCAGGCATTTAATATGGCGTTGCAGATGTTAGAAGAGCAGACATCATCTATTACTGGAGTGTTTAGAGAGAGATTAAATGGAATAGAAACTAGGGATGCTGTTAGTAATGTTAAGGCAGGTATGAGAAACTCTTATATCATTACTAAATCTTACTATCAACAAATGGATACTTTGGCAGAGGATATTCTGATTGATTCTCTTAATTGTGCTAAGAAGGTATGGAAACATAAACCACTTACTGGAACTTTAGTGCTAGGTGACAAACTACAGAAAGTGTTCACTGCTCTCCCTGAACATTTTACTTTTACTGACTATGATATTCATGTAATAGCTAGTAGTAGAATTATGGAGGAAATGCAGAACATGCAACAATTAATGATTGAGTTCATCAAGAGTGGTCAACTAGACCCAGACATAGCTATGGAGTGCATGACTGCCAGAAGTATGACTGAACTTAAATCTAAATTGTCTAAGGCATTTCAAAAGAGAAGAGAAGAAACTCAGAACACTGCACAGATGCAACAACAGAACGAAGAGCTACAGAAGCAACTTCAAAAGGCAGAACAAGAGAAAGAGCAGCTTAATAATAAGATTGCATCTCTTAATGAAGCTAAGATTGCTATTGAAAGACAAAAGGTTGAATATGACTATGAGATTGGAATTATTAAGGCTAATGCTGATAGAGATTATAAGCAGAGTACTTCTGATAATGACACCAAAAGAACAGATATTGAGATAGCCCAATTGTACGATGGGAATCAGCAGAATAACGAAGTGAAGAACGTATAATGGAATTAAAAATTAAAGTTTGCACTAACGATAGCTGTAAGGTAATCATACTTGACGATACTGGTACAGGAGAGAATGGCTATTTGCCTGAATCTTCTTCAGTCATCGTCAAGAACAGATTCAAGTACTCTGACACTGTATCTATTGATGTCTTACAACATAATAAGGCAGATGGGCCTGAAATACAACTTCCTGTTTACACTTTACATGATGACGGTAATAAGTCAGTAACTATGCCAGTAGGGTTTGATGGGTGGTTTAATGTATATCATATAGTTCTGCCGACTAAAGATTGGTTTGATAGAGAGATGGGTAAAACGGCTGGTTCAGCTGTAACTATGTATGCCACTGTGTACTATTCGGACGGCATCTACATCTATAAGTATTTTAATGGCACATCTACGACCGTAACTGTAGATGAGATAGTAGAGAGGAACATAGAAGATACTACAATTTCTAGGACATATAATAATTACGTGTCTATTTGTTTTCTTAAGAAATGTTATATATCTTTGTGCCAGCAAATATTTAATAGCAGAGGTTTCAGTAAATGTTGGAGTAAGAATGCTGTAGCGGCCGAATTATCCTACAAGAGAGATTTAGTCTGGATGGCTATTAATGTAATCAAATATATGGTTCAATCTAATCAGTTAGCTGAAGCTGAACGAATCATAGAACAAATAGGAGGTTGTAATGGCTTGTGTAAATCAGAATACAGCAAATGGCCAGAGCAAGGCTGTGGATGCTCTCAAAGATAAGGTGATTTGTGAATACAAAGAACTGCTTAAGTATTTAGAACGGGGGCATAGATATGACTACCAACTAATTCTCGAAGAGATAAGTCTCATCGAATTGCTAGAAGAGAATGAAGTTAATAGGTCTGAATTTGTAGAACAATTTTATCTTAATAATAAATGGCAGATAACTCTATTTTAACACCAGGTGGTTCTGGAAATGAATGTATCAATCCTGTTAACGAACAAATTGATACTTCACAATTTCTGAAAGTAGATTACCGCTTAGGGGAGTTTGAGAGTGAGTCAGATAAACAAATTGCTAGAATTAATCTTGGAGCTGCTGGCATTAATGATGTCTATGATAAGACTTCAGCAGATTTAAAGACATTAGAGGCAGTTAAGACCTCAATGGATACTCACCTAGCTACTGAAGACCCACATAATATAATTCCTACTATAGAAAGTAAACTGGAGGGTTTTGTTAAAGAGGATGGAACCACACCATTCTTAGCACCTCAAACAGGTGTTGACCCGTTGACAGACTTTCATTTAACAACCAAGAGATTCGTGACTGCTTTAATGGACAGTCATTTAGCTAAAACAGACCCACATAATATAATTCCTCTTGTAGAGGAAATACTTAAAGTATATGTAACTACTGACCAGATTTATAGGAAGGTAGAGCTATATACTAGAGAACAAGTTGACGACTTAATCAAGAATTTCGTTAGACGTGACGGAACTACTGCATTTTTAAAACCACAGTTAGGAGTTACTCCAGTAGCTGATGGGCATCTATCTACTAAGAAATATGTAGATGATGTAATGTTTAAACATTTAGTTGATGCAGACCCTCACGGATTTGTAACGTTACTTAATCAGAGACTAAACAACTATTTCAGGAAGACTGAAACTTACTCTAGAGCAGAGACTTATTCAAGAGCTCAAATTGATGCCATTATTAATCAATTGGTAATTGATGCGGCTAGAGGGGCTATTGAGGAACATATCAATCAATATGACCCTCATGGAACTCTTAAAGAAATCTATAGTAAGCATTATGTACCTCGTGATGGTTCAGTTCCATTTACTGCCCCACAGAAGGGAGTAGATGCTGTAGAAGATGACGAATTAGTAACTAAGAGACAACTGGATGCTTCTATTGTAGAAGAGCCTGTTTGGATTACTAGTGGACCAGTTCAGACTACAGTAGGCTTCGTTGAAGATGAAACTGACCCAGGAGAGAAATTGAATCTTCAAGAGGTTATGGATGCAATCTTCTACGGTAAATCTGTAGATGTTAAAGCTCCTGCGTATGCTTTATTGGGTTCTATAGTAGACGTTGAACTATTCGTTAGAGGTTCTACTGGAGTGATATCTTATGCTGAATTATGGCAGAACGATGAGCTTATTGGAACATATACTAAGGACGATTTCGAATTAGGACAGTTGACTGTAAAGAGTTTACCTATTAACGAAGAAACTACTTTTACGTTTAAAGTATTCTATCCTAATGGTACATATCTGGAAGCTAGTTGTACTACTAAAGTAGCATATGATATATTTGTAGGAATCTTACCTAAATGGTATGCAGCCTCTAATGTTAATTATGATTACTTACTTCAGCTAGTTCAATCAGACCCAGAGAACAATAGCATTGACAGTTCTGGTGATTTAGTATCAGAAATCAAACATAAATATAATTTCTCAAGTCCTAAAGAGCTTAAGCAAATATTTGTAGCAATGCCTAAGGAATATCCAGACTTAGTTCAAATGACAACGCCTTCTCAACAGTTTGGTCTTGAATCGTTTGACATTATTAGCGATATCCCATTTGAAATTCCTGGATTGTCAAATAGTAAAATATATAAGATATATGTATTCAAGGAGTCTCTAGTAACTCTCAACTTGGAGGTAACATTTAAGTTTGACCCAGCTAACATTTAATAAGTATGAGAGCATATAGTGAAATTATAGCAAGTTTTAGAAGAGGTGGTCCGTTCCCTATAGAAGCTGACTATATCTTCGAAACTGAAGCGAAACTGAAAGAATTTTATTCATCTCCTGAAGAGAATGCTATTTTACACAAGGGATTGTTAAAGGTAGTTGAAAATGACGGAGATGGTAATCAAGCACTATATTGGGTCACTAGAAAGGAGACTAACGATGAGTTAGAGTTTACTAAACTTATTACTTCTAAGAGTGATGAAACTATAGCTGACTTGATAACTAGATTAGAGCAGGAAATTAAAGATAGAAAGACAGCAGACGATGCTATCTGGGGAAGTGTTGACCATACTAGTGTACCAGAGGACTTAAACAGTCTGAAGGACATTGCAGAGGAAATTACTAAAATTAGAGAGCATCTAGGTAATCTAGACAGCACTGATGAGGAATTGCAGAGTGATATTGATAAGGTACAAGCCGAACTCGATAAGACACAAGAAGGAGTAGGTTTGGGAGAAGACGGAGCTTATGTTCCCGATACTGAAACTACTTACCTTAAAGACTCTACATCTGTAATGGATTCTCTGCGCAAGCTAGACGAATTAGTGAATCATGCTATTCACTTTAACTGGGTTACACTAGAGGATACTCCAAGCATTGAGTTAGATATTGATAGACAGATTACTGGAACTACAATATCTGGTAATGTTAAGGTATCTACTGATAGTGGTAACGGAATTACCATAAAGAATGACGGTCTATTCTATAAACTAACTACTGAATATTTAGACGGACTCTTAACTATTAAGGTTAACGATAATGTTATAGGGCAACATCAAATTGGTTTGTCAGCTATCGTAGAGGATGCTAAGTATGACCCAGATACGGAAGAGCTAGTTATAGTATTTAAACTTCTAACTGGTGATAAGCAAGTAGTTAGGATTCCAGTTGGAACTCTTATTAGAGAATGGGAAGTTGATAACTCTATTCCTGATAAGGTAGTAGAATTGGAGAAAGTGTTATCATTAGGAACTGGCGCTGATAAGCTTTCTGCTGACGTTAGGTTACATATAGCTAAAGATAACATCTTAGTAAAAGAAGGAAATGCTCTGTATGTTAAAGGTACTTCCGATAACATTACACATGATTCTAAAGCCTTGGATGTTGTTATTAGCGAATTACAAAGTGATATTGATAGCCACCTTAAAGATTTCAACAATCCACATAGAGTCACTCCAGCACAGATTGGAGCCATTTCTTTGCCCGAAGTTGAAATTCTACTAAAGTCTAAAGCAGATTTAGTAAGCGGAAAGGTTCCTAAAGAACAACTTCCAGATGATATAGGTGGTGAAGTAACTTGGATTGACGTAGAAGGTGATGAAGAAACAGTATCCTAATAGACCCGCTAATATGAGCCAGTTGGACTACTTGTGGACAACATATGGCCCATATACGGTGTCGGACTCAATAGACGTTGAAGACTCTATTCCTTCTTCTAAAGCTATCAAAGATGCTATTGCTACTCAGGTAACTGGTATAGTAGAACTCGATACTCAAGAAGAAGGTAATAAGGTTAGAGTTATAGGTAAAGGAGGAAGTGGTGAGGAAATATCATCAATCCTTCTTGATAAAGATACTAAGATAGTTTCGTTTGAAAGACATCTTATAACACAAGAGGATATAGATAACGGATTCGGTAATGCACTGAATGAGGAATGGCTGATACTTACTGCTTCTAATGGAGATAGATTTGAAGTGTCTCTGGAAGACTTTGTAGTTAAAGGACAAATAACTAATACTATTATTACCCAGACTAAGAATGGTAATATTGCATCAGAATTAAAAATTAATAATCCAATTACTAATAGGTCTGTAGATTTATTAGCTTCAAACTTTGGAGTTAGGGCAGACTTAGTAGTTGATACTGATGCTGATTCTAACATAGTTATTACTAAGGGTGATAAAGGAGTTGTTTGTAAATTTAGTTGGGAAGGTACAGAATATCCAGTAAGAATTAAAGCCGTAGATACTTACGATGAGTATTTACTACAGACTTTAGAACCTAATACCATTTACTTCATAAAGGATATTAAGTCTATTTATCTTAATGGAGTTAAATATGCCTCTGAAGGTGGTGGAGGTTTAGACCCTGACTTATATTATACTAAATCAGAAACTGACGCTCTTATATCTAATATCGAAAGTGATTTAGACAATAAAGTTAGTTTGGTTGATGGTAATATAGTATTAGAGGAAGGTCAAGGAATTGTGGTTAATCGTAGAGACGGTGTTCAGAATTTAATATCATCTGACAATTCCGGAGGGTTTAAACTTGGTAATGTTAATTCTTATCTGGAGATATACACTAATACAAGACCAGCCGTTGTAGTAGGGGAAGACACTGATTCACTTGCATTAATGTCAGACTTGACTTCTTATACTTGGAATGAAGTAACTACTGCTAAAGCTACTAGACTCACTGATTTACCAGAGAGTTATCCAGTAGGAACTTTAACAGTTAAGCATTCTGAAGGAGAAGTTAGTTACGACGGTTCCGAAGATGTATCTATTGACTTAACACATATACAACAATCAATTAATACATTGAAAGATACTATGGAGTACTTACTATCTACTAAACAAGATAAGCTTGTTAGTGGAGTTAACATTAAGAAGATTAATGGTAAGTCAGTACTCGGTAATGGAGATATACTTATATCTTCTGATTCTACAGCTATTAGATATAAGGGGTCTGTAGCTACTCGTATGTATTTACCTTCTGCTCCAGAAGTAGGTGATATTTACAACGTTATTAATGACGGTGCTAACTATGCTTGGAATGGAGAAACTTGGGAAACATATGGAACTATAACTCCAACTGGAGTAGATTTGTATAAGAATACCAGTGGTGAAATAACTGGCGGGGAGGTAAGATTCAGTGATAATACTGTGCTCCCTATTAACATATTTATTAAATAACATCATTAAATTTTATGGCACAATTAAAATTTTACAGAGGGTTAAAAGCCAATTACGTAGCTGAAACTACTCACAAGGATGGGATTTACTTTGCTACAGACACCAATGAAATCCTTATGAATGGTAAGGCTTACACAGGAGCTCTAGCTGCTGGTAAAGTCGTTACTAATGTAGCCTTGTCTTCTGATAAAAGCAAACTGGTCATTACTTACTCTGATACCACTACAACAGAGATTGAAGTAGGTAGCGGTAAGTATACATCAGCTATTGAAGACAAAGATTTAGCTATGCCTAATGCTGTCGGTGGTATCGCTAAAGGAACTAAGGTAAGTGCTCTGGAAGGACAGACATATGATTATATGTGGGATGAACTGCTGTTCCCTACTATTAATCCTACATTTACTGCTCCTACTGCAAGCATCTCATTTAAGAGTTATTCAACTCCTCAAGAAGTTGGAGCTACTGCACCTACTGCTGCTAACTTCAACACTAGTCTTAATAAGGGAGCTATTACCTTAAATGGAACAAAACAAGCAGACAGGTCTGGTAACTTAGATGCAGATAATTCATTTATCTTCGTAAATGGACAAGAGTCTAACACAACTCTGCCTACTACTGTAACACTTGGTAATACTACTTATACTTATAAGGCAGCTTATTTGCAAGGACCTCAACCTAAAGATAACAAAGGAAACAATTATAGCACTCCACTTGCAGCTGGTTCGGTTAACTCTTCAGCTATCACACTTAATGGTACATATCCTTGGTATGCATCTACAAGTACAGCTTCTTCTGGTACGCCTGTGGTTAAACAAGCTCTTATTGCTTGGAATACTTCTACTGGAGCTATGACTACTCCTAGATTTGAATTACAACCTTCTGGTACTCTTCCACAGGTGTTCAAGTTGCCAAGAGCTGTTACTCAACTTCAAATGCTGAATACGGTATCAGGTAACATGGAAGTTATAGGACTTAGTGACTGGACTAAGACAGAAGAAGAGATTACTATTGGAACCACACCTGTAACTTATTCAGTTTACACTTACAACGGTTCTACTAGAGGTTCAGTAACTTTAATCGCTAAATTCTAATTTGACATATGGCAAGAAATAAAGGTACATTCCAATTTGCAGCCAACTTTGAGGTTAAACTTCAAGGTGCTTTAGACCCAAGAATCTTAGTAGATAATAAGTCTGAACTTATTAATAAAGAGACTTGGCCGTATGATGGCGATACTATCTACGTATATAATGGATTGCTAGTAGCCGTTGCTGCTGATAAGGCAATTTATATGCTAGTTGATAAAGATAAAATTCTGGAAGCAGATTACTCCGGATGGAAACAAATGGACGTTGCTGCTGCACAGACAGTAGAGATTATTGACAACTTAAATTCTTCTTCTACCACTGCTGCATTGTCAGCTAATCAAGGTAAGGTATTAGGACAGAGAGTTACTACTCTTGAGGGCAAAATTTCTTCTGTATATTCATACAAAGGCTCCAAAGCTACTTATGCAGAACTTCCTAGTGATGCAGCAGCAGGTGATGTATGGAATGTAGAGGAAGCTCATGACAATCATCCAGCTGGTACTAACTGGGCATGGACTGGTACAGCATGGGATGCTCTGGGTGGAGCTATTGACCTGTCTGCATACTACAATAAGACTCAAGCAGATGCTGCAATTGCAGCTGCTGTTGATGCAGAGAAGACTTTAAGAGAAGCAGCTGATACTACATTAGACGGTAAAATTACTACTAATACTCAAGCTATTGCTAAGATTAATGGTAGTGCTGATGCTGAAGGTTCTCTAGCTAATACTCTGAAACAGGCTAAAGATTATGCAGATACTAAAGTTAGTGATGTTAGTAATTTAGTAGCTAATAAAGTTGATAAGGTAGAAGGTAGTACTCTGATTCCAGAAACTAAACTTGCACTTATTGACACTAACGCTTCAGATATTGATGCTCTAGAAGTTAGAGTTGCTGCTAACGAGGCTAAACTTGTTGGAATCACCACTACTGTAGTTTCGACAATTAATACAGCTATCGATGCAGCTATGGCTTGGCACGAAGTAACTGAATAAAACACATAATATATTAAAATGGAGAAAATGTTTGTACACGTAGCGAAGAAGTCCACATTTACCAGTGAACTACAAGAACAATACACCAATAGTATTGTTTTCATTAAAGATTCACAGGAGATTTATACTCATGGAACGTTCTACGCTATTCCTGATTCTTACAAAGGCAAAATTACTTCATTGGAGAGTGCTGTGGCAGCTTTACAGGCTGCCAAGGCCTTCTCTAAAGTTTCTGACGGTACTAATGTTGCAGAGTCTCCTTCTCATGACGGAACTCTTAAATTCAACAAAGGCTCTAATGTAAATATCACTGTCGGAACAGATGGAGTAACAATTAGCGCTACAGATACTAAATACACACAAGGTTCTGGTATCTCTATTGAAGGTACTACAATTAATCACTCTAATTCAGTAACTGCTGGCACAGCTAAAGGTGATAATAGTAAGACATTAGCATTTGGTGGAACGTTTACTATTCCTAGCATTACTTATGATGCACAAGGACACGTTACAGCTAAAGGAACCACTACAATGACTATGCCAGCTGCTCCTTCATTTACTAACTGGCAAGCTAAGAATGTTGTTGGCGCTTCTGCTACAGCTACAGCTAATGCAGCAACTACTAATGCTACTACATTCTTGAACTTAATTGAGAATGGTGCAGTAAGAAGCTCACATCAAATTACTGGTACTGGTAAAGTAACAGTTACAGCTGATGCTACTGGTAAAGTAACAATTAATGGTGCTGCAACCACGGCTGCTTCTGGTTCTGCTAATGGTACTATTGCAATTGACGGAACTGATGTTGCTGTTAAAGGATTAGGTTCTGCTGCATATACAGCATCATCTGCATATGCAACTGCTGCTCAAGGTACTAAGGCTGATAATGCTGTTCCAAATACTAGAACTGTAAACGGACATGCACTTAGTGCTAATGTTACTGTTACTAAAGCTGATGTAGGCTTAGGTAACGTAACAAATGAATCTAAGGCTACAATGTTTACAAGCCCAGCGTTTACTGGAACTCCTACAGCTCCTACTGCTGCTGGTGGAACTAATACTACTCAAATTGCAACTACTGCATTTGTAATTAACGAGATTGGAAGTAAGATTTCTGCTGCTCAAGCACTTAGATTCAAAGGAACTATTGGCACAGACGGTGATGTAACTGAACTTCCAGCTAATCACACAGTTGGAGATACTTACGTAGTTAAGGCTGCTGGTAACTTTGCGGGCGAAGGCTGTGAAGCAGGTGACATGATTATCTGTGTTAAATCTGGAACGACTGCTGCAAATGGTGACTGGTCAGTTATTCAGAGAAACTTAGACGGTGCTGTTACTGGCAAATCCCTAACTGCTAACGCAGTAATTTTAGGTAACGGTGGGTCTACTGTTAAAGCTCTAGCCAATGGTACTACTGGATACGTATTGAAAGCCACTGCTAGTGGTCCTGCATGGCAAGCAGAGAAGGACACAGTTTATACTCACCCTGCTGGAGGTGCTCCTAGTAAGACTTCTGGATTCTATAAATTCAGCACAGATTCTACTAGCCACGTTGCTTCAGTAACCGCTGTTACTAAGGCTGATATTACAGCTTTGGGTATTCCAGGAGCTAATACTAATACTACTTATACGTTCGTTGGAGGAAACGGCTCATTCGACGTAACTCCTTCTGGAGGTTCTAAACAAACAGTTAGTATTGGTAAACCTGCTACTGCTGGCGCGGCTGATACTGCTGCTAAATGGGCTACTGCTCGTACTATCACAGTTAGTGGTGGTGTAACTGGAAGTGTTTCTTTAGATGGTTCTGCTAACGTTACACTAGCTACTACTCTAGCCAATCTGGCTTCTAATAAGGTAACTGCAATGACTGGTTATACCAAACCGTCAGATACAGGTGCAATTGCTGCTGGTGATTCACTTAATGCCGCTATTGGTAAACTAGAAGCTGCATGGGATTGGGTTGAACTATAATATATGTACAAGAAGGAGGGAGTAGCATCCCTCCTTTATTTTATAATGATTAAAATTTAAGTGATATGGCAATTAATAAGAAATTAATTCACTTTAATAAGAAAACTACTTTTAACTCACAGAAGTTATCAGCCAATGCTTCTAATACTCAATATCAGGTAGGAGGTACTGGAACTGTTCAGACTGGAGCTCCTGACATTAACTATCAATCTATAGTTTATATTAAAGATTCTAAAGAAATTTGGACACACGGACAGTTCTATGCTACCGCTGTAACATGGAGTACCATTACAGGCAAACCTAGCTTTGCTACTGTAGCTACTTCAGGTAATTATAATGACTTGAGTAACAAGCCTACAATTCCTACTAAGTTACCTACTCCAAACGTATTAACCTTTACTGGTGCAGTAACAGGTACATGGGACGGTAGTGCTGCTAAAACAGTAAATATACCTTCTGGTTCCTCATATACACTACCATTAGCGTCAAACAGTACTCGTGGAGGTATCAAGTTATCAAGTAGCACACAGGGAGGAACTCCTAACGGAATTACTACAACTTCAGGCAGAACATATGCTGTTCAGGTTAATAGTAGTGAACAAGCAGTAGTAAATGTTCCTTGGACTGATACTAAATATACTCTTCCTACTGCTTCAGCTACTACACTTGGTGGTGTAAAAGTAGGAAGTGGTTTGGCAATTAGTAATGGTGTTCTATCTGCTACAGGTGGTGGAGAAGCCGACTCAGTTGCATGGGGCAATGTGACAGGTAAACCATCATGGATTGGTTCTTCTAAACCTTCTTATAGCTGGTCAGAAATCACAAGCAAGCCTACCTTAGTTAAACAAGTAGAACCTGGAACTCCCAGTACGGATTGGCAATCAGCGTATGTTCCATTAGATGTTACATACAGTGATACGTCTATTTCTCATAAAATCATTTCTTTACCTATGGCTTCTCCAGCAAGCGGTAATAGTCAAGGTCGTGCAGGTTTAATAACTGGTGTTGATAAGAAGAAACTTGATGACTTTACAGATACAAAGAACACAGCAGGTGCAACAAATTCTTCTGATAGACTATACCTAATTGGAGCTACATCACAAGGAGCTAATCCACAAACTTACAGTAAGAATGGTGTTTACATAAAAAATGATGGAATCCTTATGTCTTTGCAAGGATTTGAAGGTGGTGCAATTACATCAACAGCAGCTATCTATGCAGCTAATGGATTCTTTGATACATCTGATGCTAGAGTAAAAACTAACGTAGTAGAAATTGATGCAAGTAAAGCTGATGCTGTTAGACTAGTAGAGTTTGATAGAACAGACAAAAAACATCATGGCTATGGAGTAATTGCTCAAGAACTTGAGAAAGTGTATCCAGAAATGGTGAACACTGATAGTGAAGGATTCAAATCAGTTAACTATAACGAACTTGCTATGGTTAAAATTAAATATCTAGAGGACAAAGTTGCAAGACTTGAAGCTCTAGTTGGAAGATTACTTGCAGAGTAATTATTATAATCTCATAACGTTTTCATTAAGAAGGTCGCCAATAGGCGGCCTTTCTTTGTTTGTACCTGATTACTAAAACCACCTATGCAATAAATTAATTGTTAACGAGTGTTAAATAATTTGGTAATGTCCAGAATTTAACGTAACTTTGCAACATCGAATTTGGAAGTATAGTATATTTATATATTATGCCCTCAACAGATATTGTATTATTTATCGTAAATTTATTTAATTATGGCAGAATTTCTAACAATGGACGAAGCTAAGTCAAAGTTCGGTACTAAAGGAAGAACAAACGCTGGACTTACACTTGGTATTATCGGTACTGCATTAGCAGCTTTCGCTGGAAACAACGGAGGATGTGGTTGTGGTAACGGTGGCGGAATCCTTGGAAACCTCTTTGGAGGTAACAACAACTGTTGCGCTATGCAGGCAGCTGAAAATGCTAAAACCTTAGCTATGGCTCAAGGACAGCAAGCTGATAACCTATCATGGGCGAACAGAGTACAATCAATGCAAGACGACATTGACCTGTACACTTACGTTAACAGCCGTGCTTTGGCTACTAACGAGAGAATCGGTAACGAGTCTCAAGTTTTAACTAACCAAATCTGGAAAGGTAGAGTAGAAGACCTTCAAGAGAAGAGTGCAATGTACGTAGATATCGTATCTCGTGATAATGCACAGAATTTAAGATTATGTGATGAGCTTTACAAGAGGAGAGAACAAGATGTTCAGGAGAAAGCTGATTTGTTCGCTAGACTAAGTACTAGAATCTCTGATTTAGAGAAGAAAGAAGCTGCTACAGCTGCTGCTCTACCTCTAATGTTCGAGCTTAACAAAGTTAATGCTGAAAGATACACTGATGCTTGCTGCTGCAAGTCTGAAACTAATCTGTTAATGACTGCTAATGGATTACAGCGTCAACTTGACCACAAGATTGATGGACAGTTGAAATATGCTTACAGTGACCTGTGTGCACCTGTTCCAAGTATAGCTCCACTATACTGTAGCCCATTCACAAGTTACGGAACTGGCATGTATGCTGGAACTGCTGCTAGTAACTTCAACGCTGTAAATACAGCTATTAACACAGTTACAGGCGGATGTCCTTCTTGTACAGCCCAATAACTTAAGATAACCCATAAAAGGGAGGCTACAATCTAAGTGGTCTCCCTTTTATTATTTAATTCAAATTTAATTATCGTATGAAAGTTAAAATTACACCAACTGGAGAAAGTGCTCAAGTAATGGAGTTCAATGTATCGTTACCGTGTGGGGCAAATGCATCAATTGCTCCTGTGTCTACATTAACAGTTACACAGAGATGGGCAAAAGTCGTTAACGTTTCAACTACAGGAACGGAGTACGTACAAGTTACTAAATTTGATGTTATTCACAATATCCAATACACTGATTGTAAAGGAAATGTAAGAGTGTCTACAGAGTCTACATCTACGATTATGGAGACTGCTGCAACTAGTGAAACTATTACCACTTTGACACCAACAGTAACTAAAGTTATAGATGTGATTATACCTAACGGAGTTAGTATTGTTAGTCAACAAGTACTTGATGAATTGCCTACTTCTCTTCCTGTTAAGGGACATTGTGCATATTCAGTATTTGATGTTAGAGTAACACCTGCTCCTGCACCAACAGCCGCAATTGCGTCAGTAGCTAAATCTAAATAACATGTTTGGACAACCATTCGGTAGTAATTACACGGATTTACAGAACCATTACATGCAACAATTACAAGCGATGCAACAAGCTCAACAAGCACAGCAGAAGACCCAACCTATTCTAGATGAAATAAACAGAGAGGTTGGGTCTCTGTCTTTAGATGAGCAGAAGGTTCTAGCACAGATGCCAGAATATCAAATGGCTAAGCAAACCTATGAAGCTGGCTTTATGTCATTCTTAGGCACTAAGTTTAGTCAAGAGTTCGTGTCATCAGCAGATGGTAAAGTAGCAGCTGATAATCTATTAGCTACTATTAGAAAGAGTAAAGAGCACATTCATGCTCAATTAAAAGCTAAAGAAGATAAGGTTAACACATTATTAGAACTTGTGGAACAGGACCCAGAGATTAAGAAGAGATTAGACGAAGTTATGTTAAGTAAAAGTAAGTAATGAGCGATAAAGAAATTGTATTTCAAGCTATTAATAAGTATGCTAAAGACTTGGCGAGTAACCTATTTCATTTTAATAGCGTGGCAAGTCAAGCTGTTATCACATACGTAGTTAAGAATATGGAAGATAAATATGGTAAGTATTTAGACATATTCACAGATGTGCACGGCAATATTAATCTAGAGTTGCTTGCCAATGCAGTTAAAGCAGAGATGAAAGAGAAGTCTGCTGATGGATTTGTAGTTAACATTCTTAACAAGCCAGTAAGGTTTGGAGAGGACGACGTTAATCAATTAGTAGAAATATTTAAGACATTTAAACAGAACAATTAATCCAAATTCGAGCCATGATTAATTTACGATTAGAGAGAATTTATAAAGGTGTGTCTTATACTATAGGGAAGCTATACCTAAACGGTAAGTATTTCTGCGACACTCTTGAGGATACAGACAGAGGGCTGAAAGATACTATGCCTACAGAGGAAATTGAGAAGATTAAGGTGTATGGTAAAACCGCTATACCTACCGGCACATATAAGGTTGATATGAATACAGTCAGTCCTAAGTTTAAGGATAGGACTTGGGCTAAGCCATATAGTGGTAAATTACCTAGATTATTAGATGTTAAAGGTTACAGTGGAGTTCTTATTCACGTTGGTAACAAACCAGAAGATACATTGGGATGTCTTTTAGTTGGAGAGAATAAGGTTAAAGGGCAAGTTATTAATAGTACTGCTGCATTTAATAGACTTATGACTGAACTTAATAAGGACAAGAATATAGAAATAACTATTGAGTAATGAGCAACTTTGATAAATTATTTGGAAGAACTTATAGTACAGTAGGTAACTCTGATTCTGACTTTATTATTAAAACTAGAGGACAGGTTAAGGTACAATGGGGTAAGAAGTTCATTGATATTATAAAGGACGGTAAGCTTAATGTTGATGTTAGTTTTATAGGCTCTGTCGATTCCTATAACGATATAGGTTCTAAAGACGGTCTGTACTATGTTAAAGAAGACGGTTCTATATATTTAGTTGTTAATGGTAATAAAATTAATATACTAGGGGATATTGACGGCACCTACGTATCATTTGCATCTAAGCAAGATACTGCTGATGAACAGAAAGGTCAGGCATCTAAGAACCTAGGGATTAGATATTCGTCTAAAGATGAAGCAACTGAATATGGTGTTACAAACGGAATAGTTTTCCTAGAAGATGCTAATAGATGGTATATAGTGGAAGATGGCGTATTTACTTTGTATCCGAGTGAATTGGAGAGTCCATACAAGAAGCAGTTAATTATAAGTAAAGAGGACAACTCTATAGGAGCTTTAGTCATAAGTGGACAAGGTAACGGTAATGCTCTAATATTTAACGCAGGAAGTGATACCTTATCAATTTATAAAGACTTTGATAATTATAGTATAGATTCTTCCTCTCCAATAATTACAACGGTTGGAACTACCTCTACTGCGGAATTAGGATTAGATGGATTATCTCTAAGCAAGAGCTTGTTCTGTGATTCTATAGAATCATCTAGTGCGTCGGATTCTACTGGATTTAAATTATATATGTTAGATGGCAAATCTATATTGTCAATAGACCAATTAATGGTCCGAGAATCTTCTGATATAGTTGACATCACTTATGAGGAACTTGTTACTTTAATGGATTCTACAAATTTGTCTACAGCTACTAGGTATAGAATAACCGATTTCCAAAATGAGTGGGAACTGACTACCGAAGAGGATGTAATAGATGAGGATGAGCAGGCTGTGGATGAGAATGGAGACCCCTTGTGGCAAGATGAAGATGAAACTATACCAGTTATAGCTGTTCATAAGAATACACATCCTTTAATAGTATCTGCCATAACAACCTCTAAATTGTCCGGTACTGGGACGTTTGATGATAATAGAGAGTGGAAAGTGGAATATGACCCCTATTATAATGAAACATTGTCTATTAATAGATATGACGAGAGTGGTAATTTTATAGAAACTGTAGAATTAACAGCCAAAGGAAGAATCACTAGATTGACAGACGAAAAGGGCAATTCCTGTAACTATGACTTTAAACATCTAAAATTTAAAATCACCGAAGACGGTGTAGATAAGTGGATTTATACATTTAGAAACGGAGAAGAGGATTTAAGTTTAACTGACACATGTAAGAATAATGTATTAACTGTTAATAATTACGAGATTAAATCTGAAACTGTAACTGTACGTGATAATGGTAATATTGTTACATTACAAGGAACTCTTTCTGATAACAACTTTGGAACTATTAATAGCAACTTTAACTTCTCCGGGACTGCTAATAAATTGAATGTGTCCGGAACATTAGAGAATGTAACATTTAAAGAAGATTCTACTATAGATGAGGTAGCTATTAGAAGTCTTACTAACGTAACATTTAATGAATCGTTCTCAAGGACTACATTCCATTCAGATATAAACGATGTTGACTTTGATACTACTGTATACGCTCTACTTTATGATAATGAAAAGGTAAAAGATGTATATTACAACAATAATACAGTCTCTGTTATTTGTATTCCTGATATGTCAACTGCAACATCTGGAATACCTGCGGGCACAATAGTAATGTATAACGGAACATCTGGAATACCTGCGGGCTGGGCTATATGCGATGGTACTGAAGGTACTCCTAACTTGACTGGCAACTTCATTAAAGCCAGTGAAACTGCTGGTGAAACAGGGGAATTTATACCTGCAAGCTCCGGTAGTTCAACTGAAACTCCTATTACATATTACTCATTAGTGTTTATTATGAAATTGGCTTAATGGAGATAGCAATATTTAGTGATAGATTACTAATTTACGTTAAATTAAGAATAATTAGTCTTTAATTTTAAGGTATGGAAATTTATCACTAAATTTGCAAATAACTTTAAAAGGGAATAATATGGACATGAAATTAGAAGAATTAGGTTTTGACGATGAAGACCTGCTAGGTGAAGACGGTGTAGTGCAAACAGGAGACCCTGATGATGACATTAAACGTTGGATTGACAATGATACTCCAGTAGATTTGGATGAACCATTGGACAATCAAGAACCACCTAAAGAAGATGACGGAGATACAGAACCTACAGAGGATGATTTAATCACAACTATGCTCAAAGCTAAAGGAATCAATCCAGAGGCTATTAAGTTCCAAAATGATAACGGAGAAGTAGAAGAAATTCCATTCTCTGAACTATCTAGGGAAGAGCAATTAGAGCTTTTAAACTATGATGATACAGATTATAATTATGGTTTAGAGCCAGAAGAGATTGACCTTATTAACGAGCTTAGAAGAAATAATTTAAGTGTAGATGACTATTTGGAATCTCATAGACGTCAAGCTATTCAGGATTACCTAGACCACCTAGAAGATGAACCAGAATATCAAGTAGATGGCATGACAGATGATGAACTATTTATTGCAGATTTAAAGGCAAATGTCCCAGAACTTACTGATGATGAAGCTTTAGAACAGTTAAATCTTGAGAAGCAAAACGAAGCTCTCTTTAATAAGAAGATGAGCGGAATGAGAGCTAGCTATCAGCAACGCGAAGAAGCAGCTATGCAGCAAGCTCAAGCAGAAGCAGAAGCTCAACAGAAAGAAATGTATGAAGCTTACGAAGACGAAATTTTACAAGCTATTCAAGATAACGAAACTATAGATTTGGGAGAGTCATCATTAACGCTATCAGAGGACGATATGAATGAAATTGCTTCCTTTATCTTAGATTCAGATGCTGCTGGAGTAAGATACTTAGCCAAAGCCATTAATGACCCACAAATGCTAGTGCAGATGTCGTGGTTTGCTCTTAAAGGACAAGAAGCTATACGTCAAATCTCCGAATATTATAAACATCAGATTACAGAGCAATCCAAAGCCAATTATAAAAAAGGTTATGAGGATGCTAAGGCTGGCAGAGCCTCTAATCCTGCTAAGACTGTAGTTAAAAGACCAGAGCAGCAAACTGGTCGTAAACCTAAAACAACATCTATTTACGATTTAGATTAAAATCCAAATAAATTATTATGATAGTAGCAAATTTCGTAACTAATCGCGCCACTATGGGCGACACTAGAACTTATGAAGACTTCTATAAGTTTCTAGGAACTAAACCAACTAGACTTGGTGTAGTATCAAGACTCTACCCAGAATTGACTGCTTCTTACCTAACAGAATCTTTGAGAAACATCTTCTACATGGATTCTAAATCAAATAACAAGTACAGAAGCATTGACTCAATGTACTTTGAATGGGAAGTTGAAACCAACTACATTAAGAGAGTTGAGTTTGCAGATGTACCAACTGAAACTGGAGAGAACGGAACTGAAATCGTAATGGCTTTCAAAGAGAACTATTACCAGAAGTACGACATCTTCAAGATTGACAAAACAATGCAGCAATGCTTTGTAACCCAGAGACCAGTTCGTAAAGCTGATAATTACTGGGAAGTAACTGTTAGAATTATTGACAACGACTACTCTAGTGTTCTTGACCTTAGCGGATGCCAAATTGGTGACACTACTCGTTTCCAATCTAACGCTATGCCAGAAGCACACGAAGAGGGATATGTTAAATATCAATCTAACATTGAAAGACACAGAGGTTATATTACTACTCACAGATGTGATGACAGTTATACAGCTCTGTATGCTGCACAAGAAGACGTTCTTATTAAAATAGGTGAAGGTAAAGGTAATGGTCAGATGTCTGAAACTATGTACCGCATGGATAAGACTCAATCTAACTTGCTGAAGAACTTCCTATATGTAAGAAACAACGGTTTGCTGTTCAACAAAACTAACGTTGACAAGAATGGTAAACCGACACTGTTCGACCCTGACACTGGTCGTCCTATCTACATTGGTGATGGTATCATCCCACAAGTAGAAAGATTTGCATCTAAATATGCATATAATAAGCTTACTGTGGAAGCATTCACTACTGCTATCGCTATGATGAATGAAAAGAGTGAGAATCCAACTGGTAACAAATATGTACTTATTTGCAATGAGAAAGCTTGGCAAGACGTACAAACTTGTCTATCAGAATGGCTTGCAAGATTCAAAACTTGCGGAACTTATCTGTGGTCTAAGAAAGCTAACGGCTATGTTGACGTTGGTGCTACATTCCAATCTTATGAAATCGGTGGTAACACAATTTCATTCAAGGTTGACCGTACATTCTCTCGTGAATGGGGTAGCGACAAGGGCTTCATGCTAATGTTAGACTTGACTGCTGACAAAGTAAGTGGAGAACCAGCTATTCAAATGTTCACTCTTAAAGGTGGTGACTTCATCTCTAATAAATATCCAGGTGTTGGTGGACTTGATGGTCTAAGCTCAGGTGTAGTTTCTAGCCCTGTAGCAGCTTCTAAACTAATCAACTGGGGTTATTCTGGTGTTGGTGTATTCTCACCATACAGAAGCTTTATTATGAAAGAAGTGTAATTAAATAAGTAGATATTGTGGGGAAGGCATAGACCTTCCTCACATTATTTTACAAGATAGTAATTTATATTAAGTAAATGATTGAAATAATATGGCTAATGAAACAGACAACATAATTGTCTTAAGAAGTGTATTCGGTAAAGTAGGACAAAAGTACTTCCTTAATCCAGTTAGAGACCCACAGACAGGCAGATACCCTGACTGTGTAAGACCAGTAGATAGTAAAGGTGATATGCTATTAAGAGGAGAAGAAGATAAAGGTAAATGCTTGATTGCAGAGAACCGTGTATTTATTATTGAAGACGGTAAAACATTTGACCTTAATGACCCTTGGCAAGCAGCTGAATGGTATTCTATTCAACACTGTCCTATGATTGCTATGTCTCGTGACCAACGTGACAAGAATGGCAATTTAGTGATTGACGGTGACTCTAAAAGATACGGAGGAGCTGAACTTTACGTTGAAAGACCTGGTTATGAAACTAATAAGCGTGTTAATAAGAGACGTCTTATCCATGATGCTGAAGAGTATATCATTAAAGACCCACAAGGTGCTGCTGGTAGACTTAAAATGGCTAAATTGCTTGGACGTAACATGCGTAATGCTCCTGATGCCGACGTAGAAGACTTCTTGATGAACATTGCGTCTAAGGACCCAGAGAAGATTATTAATCTATACACTGGTGATGACATTGCACTTAGACTTCTGTTTATTGATGCTAAAGACAAACGTGTAATATACGTTAAGAATAAAGTATATCTATATAGCGAGAATCAAATACCATTGGGCGCAAGTGATGATGCAGTTATTACTTGGATGAAGAGTCCACAGAATAGAAGAACTCTTGAACTAATTAAGAGGGACACATATCCGGAACTGTATGAACAACCAGAGCCTGATTTTACTAACAAAATAAAAGATGAAGAGACTAAGAAGTCATCTTCAACTGGTAAATATATTGAATAATGACTGCTAGACAGGTTTATGAAGGAACCGCTACTGAAGTAAATAAAGTACAGTCTATGACTCTATTATTAGAGGATTTTAACTACTTCTTTAATAAGGCTATATATCAGTATATTAATAAGAGATATAATATATATGATATTAACCAACAGACTACTGACGACATTAGGGTTCTAAAAGCTACAATAGCCCTTCCTGTAACACTTGCTACGTCCGCTTACGGAGACACAGAAGGTCTTGATTCACTATATGGCGCGACGTATGAAGTGGAATTACCTAGTGATTACTTACATTTACTTAATTGTGTATGTGATTTTGAACTAAAGAAGACTTTCAAATGTTATAACGCTGGCTCCAGAGTTCAAGTCGGAGCTAGCCGTTTAACATCTGACGCATGGTCTCAAATCATTCAGAATATCTATATGAGACCTAGCTATAAACGTCCTTATTTTTACATACACAATGTTGACATAAATACTAGCAATCCTACTAACCCGTATGATGCTGTTAATAATCCACATGGTACTGATATTAGTTCTGCTAAGACAGATACTGATACTAATGCTACAGATGTAGCTGGTGGATTGCCAAGAACAATTTCTATTGGTGGTAATGCTGTTACCACAGTAGAAAGAGAAGGACAGATTCGTTTCGGTAATCCTTCTACTGTTAGAATGGAGATACGGTACGGGAAGGACCATACTCTATTTGAGTTAAAAAAAGTATATGTGGACTACCTGAAAGCTCCACAAACTATACGATTGACACAAGAACAGATGGATATGACAGAAGACACATCCCAAATTATGGAATTTCCTGATTACGTGTGTCACGAGATTATTAATGAGCTGGTACATATAATCTTGGAGAACGAAGGTAATCCTAGATTACAAACACATATTCCGATATCAACGTCAGTTGCAAATCCAGCTCAGCAACAGACACAAACCAAATAATTATTTAAATTATGTTTAAGTGGACAAACACATTAATCGTAAATTCTAATTTAGATTCTAGTGGCAAACCAAAATGGTCAGCACAGGCTGAAGACACTGGTAGTGGAGTTGTAGGTAGCTTCGAATTTAAAAGAGTTAACAAATTCCTCAAACCAAACGTAGTAGCAATCTATAAGAAAGAAGCATCAGACCCAGTACTTGGTAAAGTTACTTTCACTATGAGCAATCAAGGTGTAGGTAATTATAGAGTTGCTCTTTACATCAGACTATCTGGAAGCCAGAACTCTTATTACTCAAATGACTTTGTATTCAAAGGTAAACCTTTGATGTATGAATTTGCAATTAAGAATGCAAGTGCTACAGCAGCAGATGTTGCTAAAGAAGCAGCTAGAGTAATTGAGAAGATTCAGACTATCTATGGAGACCACTGGATTAAAGCTAGTGCAAATGGTAACAACCTTGTTATTGAAGGAATGGATGAATATCAACTATTTACTAAAGCTGAAATTCAGAAATTCAATCCAGACTTGAACACTGCTTTAGTTGGTGGAGAGTTTGAAACGATTGCAACAGCACTTCCGGCTGACGACCCAGACTACGATGGACAAAACACTATTGTGAAATCTAAAGAAGGATTCGGTACTTACTGGATGATTCTTAAAGACCTAAGACTTCCGACTATGGAAGCTAGACGCTTTGCTGGTATTAACGAAGAAGAGCTTCCTGTTCCAGGAGCTAAGTATAATGAGTATATTATTAACTATTGCGTTAATAGAGGCATTATGGGCGGAGATGCTGTAGGAGAAGTTACAAGGTCACTTACGACTCATGTATTCTATGTTAAACAAGATTTGGCAGCTGATTTTGAAGCAGCTCTTGCTAAGATAGGTACTATCGGTCAAGAAGTTACTCCAGGTGAAACTGCACAACAAGCTCTAGAAGCTAGTAGTGCTAATGCAGCTGAAATTGCTAAATTGAAGACTGGCAAGGCTAACGCTGCTGATGTTTATACTAAAACAGAAGCAGATGCTAAATTTGAGCCAAAAGCGTAACAACTTAAAACAGTAATTGAAGGCGGGGGCGTCATACGCCTTCGCCTTTATTTATTATAATCATATGGGATATTACGAGAAATTATCGTCAGCCATATATAATGACATAATGAGTGGTCTTAGAGGTTATAGCTCCACTCCAACAATGTCATTAGAACAGTTAGAGGATGATTGCGTTGATGAAAGACTTCAAATTATTAAGGAATATTTTATTAAAGGATTAGTTCCTAAGAAGGACTTACTGATGACTATACCTTGTATAGAAGTTGACTGCAAGAATATTGAAAGGTGTAGATGTAATGCTAGTCCCTGTGACACATTAACTGCTCATTTTGAAATTCCTCAACTTCTTACAGAGTTCGGAGAAGACGGTATAGAATATATAGGAGCTACTGATATGAGTAATCCATTTATATATTATACTAATCCTATCGTAATGAAGTATCATAAATATAGAGTAAGAGGAAAGAATAAACCATACGTGTGGATTGATATAACTCCTAACGAGAACAATATGTACGATTGCTTTGTATTTAATGCTCCATTATTAAAGAAAGTAACAGTAGTGGCAATATTAAAAGACCCTAGACAATTAGATTGGTTCGGATGCTGTGCCCCTGTTGATATTAATAATATGACATTCATTGATGCTGAAATTAAGAAGAGACTAACTGAAAAGAAGATTCGTTATTATAGGCAGCTCGCAGCTCCTGTTTTACCTAATGACCAAGTACCTAAATAATGGAGAATTTTAATTCAGCTTATTATCAAATGAATCTGCTCTATGGAACAGAATTGTCTCCTGAAGAGTTCGAAGAAATTGGACTGATTGCCTGGCATAAGATAGGTAACAGGAGAACTAGATTATACAGGTATGTTACTGATATTCAATGCCCTGACAACACAGTGGATTTACCTTGCAACTGTGACATAATTGAAGCAGTCACTTATGGCTTTGAAGAGTGGAATTATGTTACGAATGACACAGTAAACGGAGATTACTCTTCACAGTTTACTGAAAACTATATAGAATCAAGAAAGCTTTATAGTGACCCTCTCTATATAAGTGGCAAGTATGCCAAATTTGAAAGAGTGGGGGATACTTTGTACTTTGAGAAGAATTATGGACAGGTAAACATTCTCTATAAGGGCATTCTGGTAGATGAGGACGGGTTACCTGAAATCAATTATAAAGAGAAAGACGCCATTGCATGTTACTGTGCTTGCACTAAGAGATTTAAAGAAGGTTGGAAGAATCACAACCAGAATATGTTACAGGAAGCACAATTATTGGAACAGAGGTGGTTGAAACTATGTGACGCAGCCAGAGTTTCAATTCATTTAAGTCAAAATGACATGAATGAAATCTTAGATGCTAAAACTAGTTGGAATAGAAAGATATTTAATAAGTCATATAAGCCCTTAAAATGATATGAATTATGCTTTAGGATATGCCTTTAACATCCATGACATGTTTGCTGGTTTTGATACCAGCAGACTTGACTTGGACAGTAAGACATGTGAGGAATTAATAGGTAATAGACATAAAGAAGTAATTGCTAAGCAAGTGTTTAAATACGCAGTTAAGCTAGTAATTGATGATATTATACATAGAAACAATAGATTTGAGCTTCCAACTTTAGGAAGAAATGCCTGGTTATACATGAAGAGAGTTTCTGGTAATGAGTTTACCGAAGCTAGACGATTTGGTAAGTGGAAAGATGTAGACTTTCTAGCTTCTGATTTCTGCGGATATAGAATGGTATTAACTTACAAGAATCAAGAGATACAAAGGGAGAAGATGGCTTATCTAGACCCTGTTAATAAGAACGTAATCACAGAGAATACTAACAATGGAATGCAATACTACTAAGAAGTTTACTGATTATACAGACGAAATAATGAAGGAATTTCCATATCTTAGTAAGCATGACATAGAAATTATTGTTAGATATGGCTGGAGACAAATATACTTCTTAAACCAAAGAGGAGGAGATACAATCCTTAATAGCCATAAATATAAATATTGGTTATATATAGGGGAGTTAACTAAGAATCCTATTAAGCATTTTAGATATTACAGGAGAAAGATGCAGAACAAGTTGAGAGTGATGTATACTAGAAAGAAGATTCAATGGGACGGGTACTACTATGTAGCCTTAACCAATGAAGAATATGAAGAATTACTAGAATCTTTTAATAAGAAAGGCAGGAAGAGGAAATATTACACCTTCAATAATAAGAAGGTATTTAAGATTCTAGACGAATGTAAACTATCATTCTCTGGCAGTCCTTGTATTATAAAATTCAAAGGACTTGTAGATTTAGGATTCTCCTATAAGAAAGAAGTACTTAAGTGTGAGTATCCAGAGATAGCGTTCACAAGAGATAGAAATGCTAAGTTTGAAGACATCTTAGTAAGTAACGACAATTATGAATATTTATAACAATGAAACAAGAAGCAACAAATACCTTTGGAGATGGAATGATAATGGACCTAAATCCATTAACCACTCCTAACAATGTACTTACAAGTGCTCTGAATGCTACTATGATTACTTATAATGGTAATGAATTTGTGCTTCAGAATGATATGGGTAATGGTAGAGTTGAAACTGCCTATTTACCTTCAGGCTATGTTCCAGTTGGAATTAAAGAATATGGAGGAATAATATATGTTGCGTCATATAATCCTCTTACTAATAAGGGTCAGATTGGCTCATTCCCGTCTCCAGAGCGTAATATTAGTAGTAGTGAAATAAACAAAGCTAAAGACCCAATAATAGATAGCTCTAAATTTAAATTGAATCAGGGTCAGTACATATATAAGTTCAAACTGTTCGGAGATACAGGTAATACAATCATTCGTTCTGGAGACAAATTCTCTATAATAATCACTTCCGATATTACCTTAGAAACTCTAAAGACTTTTGTTAGTAACTGTCTTAATACTACAGAGGGCAAAATAACAAGCCCTAAGAATAAGCTATTGAGTATAACAGTGGCTGTGTTTGATTCTAATAATAACCTTAGAGATATTACTAGTCAATTGAAGAGAATAGACCAGAATAATAAGGTTATAGAGTTTGATGCAACTACATTGCCTGAAGTTAAATATAACACTGGGTATTATATGCAATGTATTCCAGAGTCTACAATAACTGATGACTTGGTAGATAATTTTAGAGAGAGGTATGCTGCTAATACATATAACAATAAGATATCAGGAGAGTTGTATATAATTACTAAGCTTAACACTATATCAGCATTAGATGTATCTGTCAGCGGGCTTAAGAATCTTGATAAAGACTCAGAAGAGGTGGATGGAATAACTGTTCCAAAAGATAGCTCCTTGGTTATATTCGACACTACGTATAAATACAATTGTCCAGATGGTTATTATAAGGACAACCCTGCGGATATGTCTGACTCCATGAGAAGCAAATATTTGTCCTATTATGGTATAGAGTCTGATTTTAAAGGTTCAAAAGGAGACTTCTCTAGCTTTATAAAAGGTATTGAATTTGACTTGAATACTACATCTACAAGAAGTTCAAATAAGTTCTATCTTCCGTTCATTATAAATGAAGAATCTTCCATACCAGTTTATAATGAATCCTCTTCCCTTTATATATCTGAACAATCGGCAGGCTATGTAGTTAACGATACTAGTAGTATTATAAACTTTACCATTACTCCCTACATGACGTTTGGAGCATTAGCTGGATTAGCTGTAAATGGGTCTATTAATTTAGACCTGCTAGGTTCTGGAATAATAGAGATAAACACATGGAAGTACTTCTGTGAACAGGACAATGTCACTATTACTTGGGGTTTGGAAGCATATCCCAGAACTGGAGACGAGATTCAAGAAGTGAAATTCATGTTCTATGATGTTCTTAACCCCTCCCCAGAGAAAATAATTCTAGAATATCCTTTGGCTAGGAAGAGAAGCTATAACGGAGTGTTCACTGAAACTTTAGCTTTCGGTAGTACACTAGCCTATGGTAACTTATATTTAGTTAGAGTTGTAATAACAACCGTTAAAGGAAATGTATTAAACAAGTACAGGTGGTTATTAACAACACCTCTTTATAATAAGTTGTACTTTGGAGTACAAGACTTCGGGCAAGACTTAGATACCATATCTAGCTACAATAATGTCGATTTATCAGTTAGCACTTCGTATGGCATTCAGAACACATCAGAAACTAAGACTGCTCCATATTCTGCATTGTTTAATGAATCTGGGGGAGAACAGAAGATTGAAGTTCATCAATATACTAAATATTCTTCTATAATAGAGTTAAAAGATAGTACTACAATAAATGATATTGACAACTATCCATTCACACTAAACTTAGAAAGTATAAATACCACATATACTTTAAAAGATGCTACTGTGAGTATACCTAATATAGTATACGTGGGAAGTATGGCAAACATAAATTCCTTAGATACATATATACATGCGAATAGTAAATTATCACCTACTGTTAATATAGATTGGGATTCTTTTAGTTCTCCAGAGTTTACAGCTGTAATGGACAATTCTACAGGAAGAACCGATGTTAATTTAAAGCTAGTGTCAGGACTTATATCAGGAACTGTGTTAGATACATACACATTTGAGAATCCATATCAGTCATTTATAGACAATGGAGATAAATTTAATAGGATATTTGGATATGACTTTCTAGATGAGAATAATGATAAGAGTCCTATAGCTAGGGTAGGTGTAGCCTTCAACGTCAGAAAGAAAGCTAAAACTGTATGGAGACATATGCCCAAATTTACTAAAACTAGTAGATATAACATGGAATGTCCTATAGGTGATAAGGATAGGAATGTCGGAGACAATTCTGATAAGGGCTGGCAGTATTTGAATAATAAAACTAGGTCTAAGGTAGTTGAAGTTATAGACGGATATTATGGGAGACGCCCTTTATGTATAGTAGTAGGTAATGCCGGAATGATAAGCGGAGATGCTCATGTGAAGAAAGATTCAAACAATGGCTATGACAATCTAGCCCCAGGAGTTATAGACATGACTAGAGTAGAGATGTTATGGTGGTACAACGGAGCTTCCTATGATTATGTGCAGTCAGCTATGTATTGGAATGATGTAGCTCCGTCAAGGGATTATACTTCGGTAGTCTACGATTTGTTTAAATATGTATTACTGCAATTTGGGGAATCTGTTACTAAACCTCTATTTGGACCTGAGCTTATTACTTCCACTTACAATAATAAGTATAGTGCTACATTACAAACAACCACTTTAATACTTAAGAATGTAAAGGAGGATAGCCAAGATAGTGTGTTTAGTACTAAATCGGGATTCTTTAATGAAGCGACTATTAAGGAGAATTTGCAGACTATTGCTGATTCAATAAATGATACTATAGATGCAGACACACTGTTCGAGTTCGTTGACTTTAAACTACAACCATTCTCTGTAGAGGAAACTTCAGAAAGAACATATTTAGTGCAGGATATGGTGGATACATATAACAGATTACAGTCCATAGAGAATAAATCAGCACTCCCCATAGTAGCTATAACAGATGAAGGGGTTATATTTAGCGACACACTGCTAAACAATCAAGTTTATTACTATGGTAAGAATGGAAATGATTTAGTCGTATATAATCCTAGAATAGCTGGCCAGCCTGGTTATGACCTATTACAAAATCTTAAAATAGGTAAGCATGAAGGCAGAATTACGTTGCTGTCAAATCCCATGGGTTTAATGACCAGAGACTTCTATACAGAACGTGATGGCAGTAGGCTTTGTTATGTTGGCATTCCAGTAATTTCTTTCGGAGGCGCTATTAACTCTATATCTGCAAACAACTTACAATGGATAAACGTTACGTAATATGAGACAGTTAAATGATTTTACAAGTCCGTTTGAGCTTATAGATTTAGAATTTCCAGCTTTGTCACTGTCATACTATTTGAATCAAATACGACCATACGGAAATATAGTATACGAATACAATCCGTTGCGTAATTACAGACTTTCGTCTGATACTGTTATAAACGGAGAATTAGTAGAAGCAGGAAGTATTGTGGATTTAGATACAGATGGATTTAACTTTAGTCTTAACAATCCGCTTGAGATAGATGCACAATCGTCGTATGACGGTTCTGTAAATTTAATATTTAATGACAACAGGAATATCCCTAGACTAGTTAATAGTAGATTCTCTGTGTTACAAAATAACACCTATGAGGTAGTAGATAGAATAGGTAATAATGATACCAATCTATACGATAGTGAACAATTTGATTTAGATACATCTTTGTATAAAAGGGTCAACACAATTCCAACCATCACATTTAACTCTGTATTGCCTTCTGGCAACCTTAAAGTTGGTAATTATGTAATATATATAAAATATGCGGATGCTGACGGCAATGAAACAGACTTTGTTGGAGAGTCAGGAATAATTTCTTGTTTCATTGGAGGAGATAGGGACCCATTCTCTATTGACGGAGGTTTTAGGGACCAGCTAGCTAGTAAGTCTATATCTCTAACTGTATCTGATATAGATAGCAGTTATGATTATATAAAAGTTTATTATACTAGAAGCACATCAGACGTCGATTCCAATAGAGTAGTTACAGCTCATGAAATAGATAGAAAGTTTCCGGTTAGAAACAATAGTTGTAATGTCATCATAACAGGAAGTGAGGAAACAAAAGACATTCCAGTTAGTGATATAAATATACAGTACTCTATAATAGACAAAGCTAAATCACAAACTGTGTGTCAGAATATGCTGTTTTTAGGCAATTCGTGTAAACCAGATATGATGTACAAGGACTTATCTGACATTAGCCTGAGACTATTACCATATTTAATAGAATCTGATTCAGAAAGATTCATAGGTAAGACTTCTTACGATTACTCTGATTTGTCTGACCAGAGTTATAGCCATGAATATTATAACACGTTAAACATATATAATAAAGTTGGCTATTGGAATGAGGAGATTTACAGATTCGGTGTAGTATATATAATGAAAGACGGGTCATTGTCGCCAGTGTATAATATACGAGGTAAAAACGGAATCCCAAAATTCGAGGAATTGCAATCTGCCTACCTGCAAAGTGACCTATGGAAATATGAGAATAATGAGAAGGTTCGTAATTACATACCTATAGACGAATCGACTTTTGATGTATCTGGAACCAGCTATTTGGAGAACGCCAAAGGAGTACTTAGAATAAATACTGATTCAGATTCCAGAAAGGTTTATGGTATTGGAATAGCAATACCTACTGAAGTTTCTGAATATCTTAATACACTTGTACAAGGGTTGTTCATAGTAAGACAAAAGAGAATCCCGACTATATTAGCGCAGGCATATGTTATGCCTAGAGACCTAGAGGCCGAGGTTCCTTTAATAAATTATGGTGGTTCTTACATAGCAGAACGTTTCTTGGATAATGATAGAAAGTTGAATGAGTCTTATTTACCTAGATTATATACAATCTCAGATATGGCTAGAGTAAATAGGTCAGCCAAAGTAGCTATCTGCCCAGAGTATGATGTTAGACAATCTTACTTTAATCATTTGTTCACAGGTACAGAGTATGTGGTTAGAAAGGCGGACATACAACCGTCTATGACCACTCTAAGTAGAGATATTTACAATGATAGACATTATTACGTTGATAATTATTATGGTAGGAGAGAAGAGCAATTCTCTCGAGCTAAAATAATAGGAGTGGGAGACAACGTCCCGATTGCGGCAGTAGAAGACTACAATTTTAGAGGTAGGGCTGGGGAAGCTGAAGAGGGATTTAGATTTAGATATATAGAATCTAAGAATAAAGAGAAAGAAGCTACTAATTTAATTAGAGGAGCTTACTCTCCCTACCTAGGAATCATCGGAGACCAAGTAACCATAGGTAGTATAATTAACATCTACATCCCAGGATACTCTGAAGCACAAATGTCTACATATTTTAACACTAGATACGAGGATAATTCACCTTACTATTCTGTTAGTAGTCGGCTAAGTCTAGCTAATATAGACAGCCTGCTGTCATTGCAGAAGGCAGGAGGTGATTTATATACTTACACAGTCCCATGTTATAGAGGAGATTGCTATATATGTAACTTTACTCATAGACTGAATAGAAACTTCCAGGACCCGTCAGCTCCTACTAATGATGAAGTCGTAGACGAGAATACATGGAAAGATAATTATGATACGGAGAACACTGAGAATAATGCAAAGATTAATAGAGGTGATGTAAATGCTATTCAGTTAGGCAGCTGGATTACGTTTAAGGTATGTTCTTCTTACAATCTGTCCATTAGGTCCTTAGACCCAAGCTATCCTACCGAAGAAGGGCTGACTGGATTAAAGAGAGGATTTTACCCTTTGCAAGAATTAAGTCCAGCAGGAGCAACTAAGATACCCGAATCTTCGGTTATTAATGGAGGTTATAGCAGCACAACCAGTGAGAAGCAGGCATTCACACTGCCTGATGTTCCGTATATAAAAAATAGATTTGACACCAGAATTATGTACTCAGATATATCAGTAGGAGATGCATTTAAGAATGGATTTAGAGTGTTCCAAATGACTCACTATAGGGACTATCCTAGAACTTACGGAGGAATTATGAAGATGATTGAATTGTTTGGTAATATTCTTTGTATATTTGAGCATGGTATAGCTTTAATTCCAGTTAATGAACGTGCTGTAGCAGGTGAAGGTTCAGGCGGAAATGTCTTCATTAACACCTCTAATGTGCTTCCAGAGAATCCAAAAATGCTGTCAGATACCTATGGTACTCAGTGGCCGGAAAGTGTCGTACAGACCCCATATTTCGTTTATGGAGTGGATACAGTTGGAAAGAAGATTTGGAGAACTAATGGAGACCAGTTTGAAATTATATCTGATTTTAAGATACAGGAGTTCTTAAATGAGAATATTACACTAAGTGAAAGGGAAATGACACCTATTATAGGTGTTAGAAACGTTAAGGGTCATTATAATGCATTCAAACAAGATGTCATGTTCACTTTCTACGATGATTTATACGGATTTGAAGAGAAAGTGTGGAACATCTGTTATAATGAAGTTATGCAGAAGTTTATTACGTTCTATTCTTGGGTTCCCTCTTATTCTGCCAACATTGACAATATTCATTTTAGCTTTAATAGAGACACCTCTAAATGGATTAGTAAACTGGCATCTTCTGGCAGCTTATCGACTTCTGCTGATGGTATAGTTCTTAGTAATGTTGTCATAGACGATTGGGAGACCAAGGATGACATGAAGTTAACTAAACTAGGGCTTGTTAATAGGTCTCTTCCGAACACCCAAAATACTGGTCTAGAGATAGAACTTACATATGAGATAGTTAAAGATAATTTTGGAATGTATAAGCATTTTAAGATTATTACTGAAGGAGAGAAACAAAATAAGGTGTCGTACTTAGCTTTAAAAGAAGATTTTGAATGGACAGTTCCAGTTGTGCAACTAAATCTACAGTGTACTATAGATTATTTATACTCTTCAGAATCTGCACCACAAGACTTAGATGATTATGTTGCTGGATGGAAAGATTACGTGACATATAATGCAGGTTTGTATCAATCATCAATTGCCATAACTAAGCAGGAAGTACTAGACAATGGAGTTAATGAAGGTTTGAATTTAACAACAGACTTCTGGAAACATGGCCAGTCTGGAATTATTGATATTAAGGACAAGATTAAACCATGTTATTGGTATGGTAAGCAGCATCCATTTGAATATGAATTTGTAGTAGTTGACAACCCAGCTACACATAAAATATTCGAGAATCTACAAATTGTAAGTAACAGGGCTGTTCCGGACTCATTCCATTATGAAGTAGTAGGTGAGAGCTATGAGTTCCATGAGGACAAGAAGAACATGTATATAAGACAAGAAGCTACTAAAGACTTCTATCAATATAATGGTTCTGATATACTGTACAACAGGAATTTCTTAGACCTAAGAGGTAAGCAAAGAGACATTCTTAGAAACTGGAAACCCACTGGACAGAAAGTGAAATCTACAATGTTCCCATTATACTATGCTAGAGTAGATACATTTAATGAGATTGAGGATTACTACAAAGGTAAGACTGCTCCTAATAAGGATTATGTTAATCTGTCAGGTTCTGAAATAGTTTATAATGAGAAGCTAGATGAGTTTAGAGTCTGGACTCATGCTAAGGCTGCTGATATTAAAGACCCAAGAATTGGAAGATTAAGGGGAAATATGAATTATCAAGGAGATGTTTGGAATATTCAAATTAATCCTATTATCTTTGTACAGCGAAACGAGCCAGCATGGAATACAGCAAAACTTACTAAGGAAACTATAGATAAGGTTCCTATCTCTGTAGGTAATTCTCCTATACCAAACGACTTAAAAGGATTTGATATAACTTCAGAAACTCCTGTGGAAGACTATATGCCTCAAGATTTAATAGACTTAGGATATGGACCTGAAGATATAGACACATCTGATTGGTGGAGTGGTAGGAAGGAAGCAAGACTTAGAGACAAATACATCAAGATTAGAGTAAGATATACTGGCGAAGAGTTAGCAATAATAACAGCATTAAAGACATTATATACAATAAGTTATGCGTAAAATTATGAAATTCCAATGGGGAAATTCGCTATTAAGACAAGGTATGGGGAGTATAACTCCCCTACAGTCTAGTAGCGACCTCTATACAGCAATGACTGGATTACAATCCGCTAACTTCGATAAATTCTCTCCCGCCAATAATCCTTTATTACAAGCTGGTGCGGCTAGTGGTGACATGGCTTCTAAGGCATTACTAATGAATGCTAATACTAATAAAGCTGTCAATGGATTATCTAAATCAGCTGCTAATATGGCAACTGGAACTGCTGGAAGTACTGTTAAACCTGGTGGAGGGCTGTTTAGTAAAGCAAATATCGGTAACACCATGTCTAAGGCAGGAGGCTATGCTGATATGATTGGCAGTTTTATTCCGAAGAAGGAGCAATCAGCACTTACTACTGGCTTAAATCAGGGATATGATGCAGCAGCTAATATGATTTCTAGTGTACCTGGAGTAGGAACTATCGTTGGAGGGGCAATGAAGATTGGTGGTATGTTGTCAGATGGACTTACAGCTTTAGGAGTAGGAACCGACCAAATGACTACTACTGATAAGATTCTTGATAGTAAATTTATGAAGTTAACTCCAATGGGGTTAGTAAATGCTTTCGGAGCTAAGAAGGCTGATACTATTTATAAAGATAACGAAACCTGGGAACAGCAAGGTTCAGCTTATGGAGGTTCAATGGCTAAGGTAGATGATGCTCTCACCAAAAGTGGTAAGAAGTACGGAGCCTTCAGTGGTAAGGCTAGACGTAAAGCTAATGCACAAATAGCAGAAGCTAAACGGCAGCAGAATTTGGTATCTGATATTAATCAAGAAGCACAAGATGCATTTGCAGCTTCTAATTATAGTGGAATTGGTCTTAGAAACGAACTAGCACTTAGTGGAGGTTATAGAAATATGGCAGTTGGTAGAAACGGAATGAAGATACTAGATGCTGAATCACAATGGGCTAGAGAAGTTCTTAATAAAGCTAGAGAAGTTAATAAGCTTCAAAAGGGAGGTAAGGTAGACGGAATTACAGGAGCGGCTCCTAAGATAACATTTGAGTCTTGGTATGAAACTGTTCCTTCTGATAGAAACGATACTACTTCATATAATCTTAGAAGGGCCTTTGAGTTAGCTCCTAAGGAGGAATTAGAGGCCTGGAGAACATCTAGTGTAGAAGATTTAAGGAATGGGAAGAATCACCTAAACTCTGTCTATCTAAATCCTAAAACAGGTATCTATGAATTTATGAAGGCTAAGAATCATCCAACTCTTAAATATGAATTAGAGTGGTATAATTCTAAAGACCCAGAAGCAATAAAGTTCAGAAACGCTTATGATTTAGATATGTCTGGAGATTATTATAAATATGTTCCAAAGAAGTTCGCAGAGGGAGGTAAAGTTAATGTAATCCCAGACGGAGCATTACACGCACACAAGCATCATTTGGAGGATATTAGTCCAGAGTATGAACAAGTAACTAGTAAAGGAATACCTGTAGTAACGGAAGAGGAAGGTGGTAAATTGAAGCAACATGCTGAAATTGAGCGTAATGAAATCATCTTCAGGTTAGAAGTCACTAAGAAACTAGAAGAACTTATGAAGGACGGAAGCGATGACGCGGCTATAGAAGCTGGCAAATTACTTGCACATGAAATTATTAATAACACTGTTGACAATACAGGTCTAATGGAGGTAGTAGAATGAGAATAGAAATTGGCGATAAGAAGTATAATGTAGAGGTAGCTCAAACAGATGAGGAGAAGACCAAAGGATTGCAAGGCAAGAAAGAGCTTGCTGAAGATGAAGGTATGCTGTTCATATATGATGAACCTCAAACAGTTGGTTTCTGGATGCAAGATACTGACATTCCACTTGATATAATATTTATTGACGAAGATTTTGAAGTAATATCAGTTTATAAGGGACAACCGCACGATGAAACTATTGCTGAAGAAGACGATGTGCAGTTTGTATTAGAAGTAAATCAAGGTTCTGGAATTAAGGAAGGAGATGAGCTTGACATAGATGACGATGATGAAGTACCAACTATGAAGGTTATAGCTCCCGATGGTTCCACTCAAATGGAATTAAATGGAGGAGAGAGAATCTTTAGTAGAAAGAATACTAAAACTCTTATTCGTATGGCCAAGAGAGCAGATAAATCTAAGGCAGATAGAGATTATAAGGCACTCGGGAAGAAGATGTTTACCTATTTAAAACAGCAAGATGAACGTGAGCCTGAATATGTGGAGGCTCCTGAAAAGTAACCATAGTATTTTAATATAATTACTATCTGCATTGGTGTAAATAACAATAGTAATGGTTAGCTTTGATATGTCTAATTTAGTCACTAAATTTGTAGTCAAATACAATGTTATGGGTAAGTACTTAACACAAGAAGAAGTCATAACCAGGCTGACAAACACATTCGGTGATAAATTAGACATATCTAAAGTTAAATATATAGATGCTAAAACCAAAGTTAAAGTTAGATGCAACGTATGCTCTCATGAGTTTGAAGCTAAACCACTTCATTTGTTCAACGGACATGGATGTCCCGAATGTGCTAGAGCACTTGTAGGAAAGAAGTGCAGAAACAGCACTGATAAGTTTATAGAGAAAGCTAATGAAGTACATAATTATAAATATGACTACTCTAAAGTTATATATGTTACTAATAGAGTTAATGTCTGTATAGTATGCCCCATTCATGGTGAGTTCTACCAGACTCCTCACTCACACCTATCAGGTAATGGTTGCCCAAAATGCTTGTACAAGTCACAATACAAGCTATATAGTAGGTTATGTAATGAGTTTCCAGATTTGGAAATATTATATGAATATAGTCCTGATTGGCTAGGCAAGCAAAGATTTGACATCTACATACCTAAATATAATATTGCTATAGAATATAATGGGGAGCAGCATTATAAACCTATAGCTAGGTTTGGAGGAGTGCTTGGATATAATAAAACTGTTGAAAGAGACAGTTATAAACTAGAGAAATGTAAAGCTAATAACTGTAAGTTGTATGTTTTAAAATATGACTATAAGAACGATGACTTGCAAGAGATAATAAACACAATTCAATCTTTAAATTAACATAATTATGAAAATTCAAAGTAAAGTAGCTAGATTTATGCAACAAGGTGGTGCAGCTCCTGTACCACAAGACCCCGCAGCAGGAGGCGCACCTGCTGAAGGAGCACCAATGGAAGGCGGAGCACCGGAAGGAGCACAAGCAGGTAATCCTATGGAACAGATTCTTCAAGTGGCAGCACAGGCAGTGCAAACAGGTAACTGCGAAGCAGCTCTAGCTGTATGTCAGACTCTTATGTCGGCAGCACAGGGAGGTATGGGACCTGGAGAAGCTCCTCAAGAGGAACCAACCTTTGCAAGAAATGGTTCTAAACTTAGAAGAGTTAGATAATCATTTAACAAGTTAGAAAGGGGCATATATCAAACAGTATATGTCCCTTTCTTAGTTTATAATACGATATGTCACAAGCAATAAGAAAGTATCAAACTGGTGGCAAGTCCTCACAAGAACCAGAGCTGTTTGAGTGGAAAGATGTTAACAAATATAACAAATCAGATTTAGTATCTGGCTTATATAGAAACATTGACACCTATATACAGAATAACGGACTAAAAGGGGACAAAGCTGACCAATTCAGAAAGGCTGCTGGTCAATTCATAGAGGGTCTTAAGTCCGGGACTGTGACTATGAATGGAGACGGAACCTTTACAGATGCTTCTGGGCAAATGAGTAGTACTGGTAAATATGACAAGAAATTTCTAGGATTAGGTACTAAGAATACAGAGAATAATGCATTCAACAGAGTTGGTGATTATGCATTAAGCTATATTAAAGGTATGAGTCCTTATAAGGCACAGGTTGAAGAGAAACCTCAAACTAAGGCAGCTCCAATTTCATTTAAACAAAGACTAGCTAATATAGCTATGGGAGGAAACTGGGATGATAGTCTATGGAGGAAGTTTAATTCACAAGACCGCTTAGGATTCCTAAGACAAGCAATACAATCTAGTCATAATGATTTCATTAATAATCCAGAAGCAGAATATAACAAAGATGTATTCGGAACTAGAGAGAATTGGATAGAGAGAAGCTCTAATCTATTAAAAGCTCTAGAAGACAATAAATATGACCCTGAAGACCTAAAATTCTCTGCCGCTATGGGCTATGGAGATTTAGGCGCTTATCTAAATGATGAAGTCTCTAAAGGAGGTAGTGATGTAAACTTGATAGATGCTTACAGGGAGTCCTTAATAGCAGATGCCAAAAGTAAAGGAATATTAGGAGACGAAGCAATTAACGCCTATGTAGAGAAAGGTCTAAGAGACCAAGCTAATAAGGAGAAAGAAATAATAGATACTAACAAGGCTGAACTGAAGACTGAAGCTACTAAGAAATACTTTGAGGATTATAGAAAGAATAATCCGTTTAAATCTTCCATGTCAGGACATTTCGGCAATGTTAATCCTAATTACAATATTGACAACTTACTGGATTACTTGAAAGGTCAACCAGACATGGCAAATTACTTTACCAATGTATTAGGAAGAACTTCATTTAGACCAGACAACGGACAGCATATAGTTAATAATATGGATGCTGCCTTAAGTGTCATGAGGTCACAGTTCCCAGACATAGGCGATGGCTTTGTAGCAGTGCCCACTACATATGATTTCAATAATTATACTAGTATAGCATATAATCCTGAAACTAAACAGTACAAGGAAGTATCTATGCTAGATATACCTGCGTTGCAACAGATAGCCTATGCTCATTATGAGAATCCTACTGATAGTTCAAAACCTAGAGTTGCTCCTAGAGTACCAAAGCGGGGAGGTTCATATTTCCAACAGGGAGGAAGCATAGGGTTTAATAGGGAAGCTGCTAATGCTGAAATACTTAAAGCTATTAGGGAGAGAGATGCTAAACGTCAAGCTGACAAGGAAGCTAAAGTAGAACAATCTGTAGCATCTGGTAAATCTCCACAACAAGCCGTTAATGATAGCAGAAAGCCAGCAGATACTGGATTCACTGCTTCTGATTATGCAAGGCTTGGGGCTATAGGTGCTGATTTAATATCTATGATACCTGGAGCTGGGGTAGTAGGTTATGCTGGAACACTGGCCAATTTTGGAGCTGATTGGGGCCAAGATGGTCTTGACTGGGGAGATGCAGGACGTCTAGCTATGAATTTAGGTTTAGATACAGTTGGATTAATTCCCGGACTGGGTGCGGCAGCTAAAGGTAGTAAGGTAGTCAAGAATCTTATAAAATGGACTCCAAGACTATTATCGGCAGCAGCTGCAATAAACTATACAGGCCCTGGTATAGAATCAGCTAGAAAGTTGGCTACTAACCCAAAAGACCTTTCCGTAGATGATTATAGAAACTTGGCTGAACTAATAAAAGTTGTAGTTGGGGGTGGTAAAGGGGTTAAACGCCAAATACAATCTAAACAGCTTAGAAATGCTGCTGCTACTGGAAATCATGTAATAACTAGCGCTACTGGTAAAGAATACACTGTCACTGGAGCGCAGTTGGACGAGATAGCTAGTCATGGTAAACTCAAAGACCAACAGGCAGCTTTCCAGAAGATTACTAAGAGTGATGATAGATTAGGTCGTCAAGTTAATTTCTCATGGCACAATCCGTTTATAACTAGTTTGCCCAATTCTGTAGTAAGACCAGAATACAACTTCAACAAAACTAAAATAGTCAGCACTACTAAAGGTGATATCGAAGTGCCTCTAGTCTATTCAGATTCAGAGAAGGGAATAGTTAAAAGAATGCAAACTGGAGTTATATCTATTCCTGGTCTTGATAAGCCAGCTCAATGGTACAACTCTTTCAAATACAGAAATCTTAATAAAGGTCAAGCTAAGCCTTCAGAGCTGTTAGCATTACCTGCCCCTAATCAAGTAACTCCGTCTAACAGGGTATTTCACATGGGAGATGGTAAGTCAAGACAAGTTGTAGACATTACTGACCCAAACAAGCTGGCACAAACTAGAGCCACAGGAGATAGAAACAGACGTAATGAAGCTATTAGGAATGAAAGGCTTAATAAGCAGGCTGAAGCTAGAGAAGCTCAAAAAGCTAGAAATGAAGCTTTGACTGCATGGGCTACTAATCAACCTTCACCTAAACAACCATTAGCTGGAGCAGCCAGAGCTAATAAGGAAAGGACTTACAGAGAAGTATTCCAACCAGTAGCTGAACGTGAGTACAATAAAGTATGGGATGAAGCAGTTAAGAATAAAAAGGATTTTGGATATGAGGATGTAACTCCTAGAAGGAATGTATATACTCCACCAACTCCAACTGAAATTACTGTTACTCCTACTAATAAGATTACCGATAAGAATGCCAGATACTTATGGGAATTAGTTAATCCGCCCAAACGTAGTACTGCTCATGTTAAAAGAGAACTTCCTAAGAAGCAATCTAAACCTAAGACTAAGAAGAAGTCTAAGGATGACAGAGTTACTAAGAAAGCTAACGGAGGAGTGTTAATTCCTAAATATCAAGGAGGTAAAGCTATACGTAATGTACAATCTGCTAATGATTTGAATTGGAACACAGACGTCTTAGGAAGTGCTGGTTACAACGACACATTAGGCATGATTAACCCAGCAAATGCTAGTACATACAATAATATGCAAAGAGATTACAGTAATCTTGGATTTACTGCTACTAAGCCTGGGGCTTCTAGATTATCTTATAATCAGAACGTAGCTAACTATCAGACTAACTTTAATACTAATACTAAAGTGAATACTGGAACTATGGCTAGTCTGGTTAAATCTGGTAGAATAACAGGTAGAGGTGGAAGTTCTGACAAGGGTACTCAATGGACTGCTGACGGATATGCAGGAGACCAAACTTGGTTAAGACATCTAGGAACTAACAATATCAGTGCTGACAATCTAGCTAAAGTTAGAGCTGGAGTTAATGATAATATTGATGTTATTAAGAACTTAAATACTGGAATGCTAAACTTTATGCCTAAAGCTAAGGCAGCAGGCATTACTAGTGGAAATCCACAACCAGCTATGCCAACTAAACTAGAATCTCCAGTTCCAGCTATGGGTAGTAATCCTACTAAGAAGCAAATTAGAGATGCTAAAAGGTCACAGAAAGCTGCCGGAGACGGTACTGTACGCGGAGCAGCTGGAGGTGAAAAGAAAGGTTTAGGAGGTTTTAGTGTATTGCCAGAGGATGTGATAGCATTAGGCAGAATGGTTGGAGGATTGGCAACTAATAACAAGGCAGCTGAACAGTACAAAGCTGGACTAAAACCATTGCTAATAGATACATATGAGAACACTGTACCCATTACTGGTAACTACTTTGCTAAAGCATCTGCTGATAGGCAAGCTTCTAATTTGACATCTCTTGCCGCTAGACCTAGAACTTCTGATGCATCGCTTCAGCTTGCTGGAGAATTAGAAGCACAGAACAAAGCTGGTGATATAAGATTCCAAGGAGATATGGCTGATGCTGATATGTTCTATAAGACAAGAATGATGGCTCAACAAGAGTCGGATGCTGCTAAAGCTAGAAGAACTGATGTTGCCAATAGAAATAGAGCTTCAATGCTACAAATTGATGCTGCTAAGGCGCAAATTGATTCTGCTAAGACTACAGCTAATTATCAGCAAGTTATTAATCCTTACCTATCTGGCATTGAAAATCAATTCAGACAGAATAGAGCAGCTCGTAAACAATACGATGCTGAATCTTATAGACAAGGGTTACTATCTACAATGCAGCCACAATATGATGCAGCAGTTCAAGCTGGGGATACAGCTAAACAGCAACAATTATTAAGACAGTACAATACAGATATGCTTAATTATTCTAGAAATAATGTTGGAATGCCTTGGATGTTCCAAAGAACTACTCCTTCTCCTAATGCCCCATATACTTATGCTAAGGGTGGAAGGTTGACAGCCCAGGAAAGGATTATAATTCAAAGAGCTAAGGATTTCAACAGAAGAATGCTAGCAGATAATAAGCAATTCCATAAAGACATAATGGCAGCGAAGAAGCAACATGCTGATATGATTAAACATATGTCTTCATTAACTTCTGAACTAATTAAGAAAGGAATGTCATGGAAATAATAAATAAAATACAGAAGCTACAGGGCGGGGGCATTCCCGCCTTTGTTAGCTATACTAACGTTCCTCAACCGCAACCTACGGCTCCCTATGTTGAAGGAGCAATGAGCAGCAATGCAGAAGCAGATAAGAATACAATAGGAGGTATAGATAAATCATTGATTACTGCTCTGTATAAAGAGGGTCTTATTAGCGACACTGATGCAGTGGCTGAAGAAATAGGTAATCTATTCAGTAGTCAGAACAACCCATTCAATCCAAATCAAACTGCCACAGCTTATAGAAGAACTCTTCAACTAATGGCAAGACTTAGAGAGGGCAAAACTCAACTAAAAGATGCTATAGCAGAGTCACAGAAGAATGGCTCCTTTGGTGAAATGGCGATTACTACTGACGGCAGATATTATGTAATGGGAGAGGACGGAATTACTACTAAAGCAACTCTAGAGCAAGGTGATAGAGTTCTTACTAATGCTGACCTGGCTGACCTACGAGCTAATAAATTACCATATGCTAATAATATATCAACTGTAATTGCTAATGGAGTCAGCATGGATAGTATTAATAAGACAGTATGGGACCTCATTGGTAAAATAGGTAAGGATAGCACTTCTAAAGAGTTCTTTAAAACTAAGAAAGGTAAAGATATAAAGGAGGGAATAGACGAATTACTAGCTGCTGGACAGGACGGAGTGTATAAAATTACAGAAAGTAATACTGACCAATCAAAGAAGGCTAGAGTAGCTCTTACTTACTTGCTGTCTACCATGCCTAATAATGCCAAGGCTTTACTAAGAGGTAAGGCTGCATTGTCTGGATTGGACCCTACTAAAGGTGCATATGAATTACTGGCTGGTATGATTTCATCTGGAATTGATTCTGACTATTCTATTAAAGTAGATTATGATAAGAATGCCACAGAGGGAGCATCTGAATCTGGCTCTAAATCTAATAAGACTATGCAGATTAAACCTATTATGTCTTATTACATGGGGGAGAATGGAGATGCTGGCAAATACATACTTAATCCCGGACAAGGTTACCAAATGGAAGCGGATGCTGTATTTTATGGTACACCACAAGGACAAGACGGTAACTTAGTTGCTAAAGGCTCATTAGAGTCATTACTAATGTCTGGAATTGGAGGTATTGTTGACAGTAATAGCATTCATTTAGGCAATCAGAAAGTCGATTCTTCTAAATTTGGGCAGGTGCTATATGACGGAACTCAACTTGCAAGGGCAGTTCTACCATACACATATGACCAAAACGGCAGTATAGCTCCAGACTTTGAACTTATGCCTAGATTCATCGAAGCTCAAAAAGAAATAGAATCCAGAGGAGCTAATATAAGTGCTGATGAAGTGCAGAGCATACTTATGAAGCATGATTTAGAAGGATATATGGTGCAAGATGCTAACGGAAGACTAGTTTGGGACAAATCTAAATTCCGTCCTTTCTTAATGACTAACGTATATGCCAGCGGGGAAGACCCATGGTTTGGTAGCAAGAAAGGTGCAATTGATGTAGATAGGGCAGGGGAAGGTTATATGACTAATATCAGAAGTATGCCTAATGTTGACCCTGATGATATAGAGAACTTATTTAAAGGAACACTTGGAATGAAACCTTATGATGACATATATAGAACAGTTGCTTATATGCCACTAAGAGAGAGTGCTGGATTAGCTCTTAACGTCGCTGGCGAGAATCCTACTGTACCTGCTGACTGGGGAGATATGACAATCCTAAAGGGAAGGGCAGCTAGAGCAGCTAAATTAGACTCATTTATGACTCCAAGTACATCTAAAATATTAAATAATTGATATGAATGATATAAAGAAACCTAATGATTGGTTTGTAGCTCAATTAGAGAATCCTTCATTTACTATGGACAATTTTAGAGATGTAGGATTAACAGCTGATAATACTGGATTACTAGATAAGAATACTTACAGGAATAGTAAGTTTGTCCAAGAAATGTTTAAGGATGAGAATGGTAAGTTTAATGAAGTAGCATTTAACCAAAAGTATGATAGTGCTGCATTTACTTATCAAAAGTTTGCCAATGACCAATTCGAGGATACAATCATGGAGGACGTTGATTGGGACCCATACTCTCAATTAAAACCTAATGACGCAGAGGATAGACCTATTAATTTTAATGTTAGAAGGGTACTTAATCCTGATAGATTGAAGACTGGTGTGTCACAAATAGGACGCACAGACAATAGAGAATGGACAGCATCAGAACTAGCACAAACACAGAAGGTATTTAACTACGAAACTGGTAAGTACGAAGACTATACTCCTAATGATAATGTTCTATTTGGCAGCCCATTAGGTTTCTTGAAATCACTTTCAGAACCTTTAGTACTTGCCCAATGGGATTCAGACGGAGAGCATAAAGACCCATACTCTGGCAGAATAGTTAAGCATAGTAAAGGTGACCTTAAATACAATGACGAAGGAACCTACTACTATGAGACACTAGCCGGAAGAGAAGCTTATGGTCGTAAGTTTAAATCTATGTTTGACAGTTTCACAGTAGACGGTTCTGCTGCTAATAAATATGACTTCTTTGATTCTGACGGACTTGATAAGTCTGTTACTGGTACTGTTATGAAGACAGTGACTTCACTAGCACCTTTATTTGTACCTTATGTGAATTTGGTATATGGAGGAGCTATGATTGGTGCTCAGTTAATGGATATACTACCCACTATTTATAAATCTACTCTAGGACTGAACGAAGATACGCCTACAGCTAATCTAATACAAGGTATAGGTAGAACATTTAAAGGCTCTAAATCAGAATACTCTCAAGGTAAATTGATGTCAGCAGAGAATTTCTTTGATTTAGTAACCGATGTGGCATTACAGTGGGGACAGCAAAGAACTATCTTCAAAGGCATGAATGCATTACTAGGTACAGATAAGAAGTACAAAGCTGCAATGCAAGCTGCTGATTTGGAATCAACTAGATTACTGGCTTCTAATCCTGATAAATATAAAGGAGCCATAGGCAGCTTGTATGAGATGAATAGGCTTAAAGGTACAAAAGCGTTTGAGACTATTCTTAAAAGAAATAACAGAATGGCAGCTAATACAGCTCTAGGTTATATGGCTATGATGCAAGGTCTTGAGACTTTTGAAGATGCTATAGAGCAAGGAGCTGATAGAGCAGAAGCAGCAGCTATAGCATGGGGAGCAGTAGCTGGCATGTATGCAGTTGATAGAACTGGACTTGGTGAATTATTCTTCCCAGAGCTTAAAGGAGACGCTCTCACTTACAGAAAGGCTATCTCACAAGTAACTGGAGAAATTAATAAGGGGCTGGGCCAACTTGCTACTAGTAACATGCCTAAGCCTAACAAGCTGGCTAAAATGTTTAATACTGCTAAACAATATTCTTCTAATTATTGGTCTGACATCAGGAATCATACTACAGGATTCGTAGGTAAGGCTATAGGTGAAGGTCTGGAAGAAATGTCTGAAGAATTAGTAGTTGACTTATCGAAAGCTACATTTAACTGGGCTCAAGAAATGGGTTACACTAAGAGTAAACAGAAACTTGATGCTTGGGAGAATGCAGCCGAAAGATATGGTATGAACTTCTTCGGAGGAGCTCTTGGTGGTGCTATCTTCTATGGTGTAGATATTGCACAGAATAGGAAGGCCACTAATGAACAAACTAACCAAGAACTTATCTACCTTATTAGAAATGGCAGAACTAGTGAGTTAATGGAAGAATTAAATGACATGCGGAAAAAGGGCAAGCTTGGTAATAAGAATCTATCTGCTACCAAGACAGAAGACACAGACCAAGGCACAATATGGACCTCTCCTACTACTCCTAGTGACAATCAAAACGAAGCAGTCTATACCATGACTAAGAATTACCTACAGCATCTTGACGCTGTTATTAATCAAGAGGGATTAAACTTCTCTGATGAACAGCTCCTTGACAAAATGGTAATGGGAGACATTAGGATGAAAGCTCTAGCTAGCTTTGAAGTATCAGACGGGCAGAAGTTCGGTAGAGCTATAGAGAATGGATATAATGGCAAAATGCTTCAAGATTTTAATAGTTTAGTTTCTGACATTGTAGAAGTTCGTAGAAAGATAGCCGCATTAGAGTCTAATACACAAGACACTGGAACAGAAAGTAAGAAGAGTACTACTTATGCTGACGACTTACAAAGGCTAAGACAAGAGAAGGCTGACCTTGATTTGAAGAAACAGAAATTCCTAGACGGAACATTCTCTGAATACTATACTGGTCAAATGCTGTTCGCTATTGATAATAGTGTAAATGCATTCTTCTATGCACCAACATTTAGGGATTTTGTTGAGTTCAAATCAGGACAAAGATTCCAAGATATGGCTCCTGAACAAGTTAAAGGTTACGAGTCTGATTATGCATCTTATAAACAGCAAGACAAGATGCAAGCTCTTGATACAGCCTACGGTATATTTAAGAAACTCAATAAAGACTTCTCTACTAAACTTGAAGAAGGTACAGTGACATACGATGATTATTATAAGTTCAAAGCATGGGCATATAATAACCTAATTGATTTAAGAGCCACTGTTGACAAATTAGATGTGCCAGAAGGTGCTGATGCTGAACAGGTACTTATTTCTAAATTAGGAAGAGACAAGAATATTAGACCAGTACTAAACAAGAAGTTCGTAAGAGAAAGATTCTCTCCTATTGAAGGCGAATCTGAAGTTGATGCAGACTTAAGGAGACAAGCTATTGAAGTTCAGAATCTAGAAGTAATCGGAAGAGTGCAAGCTGTAATACAACAAGCTATGCAGTTTGGATTTATGGATGCTGATACCAAGGAGATTCTATTAAGTGTACTTGGAGACAAAATCTCTAATGAAGCAGCATTTGATGTAGTGTTAAAAGCTATTGCAAATGATGTACCAGTTTTAGATATAGACGGGAACAGAATACCACATCCTATATATGATGCCTTATTAGAAACATTAAAAGACATAAACGGTAATAATTTGGATACTGTTATAGACAATATTCATAATATTCTTCATTCTGATGTACATAGAAAGAGACTTGTTTATGACACTTTAGACTTCATGGACAACAATGGGGACGTGTACCCTTCGGAAGACGCTCCTATAGTAATGGAGAAAGTCGAAGAGAGAATAAATAATTTCGAGAAGACATTTGTACAAGCAGCTAAGGATATGGAAAGTCTTGTAATGTCTAATCCTACTAATGCTACTATAGCTCAATTAAGGAAGGATGTTTTACAAATCAAAACTAGTCCAGTATATGATTTCCTTGACCAACTTACTAATACTGTATATGGAAGCAAACTCACTATCTTTGACTTACTAAGAGATGAGAATAGAAGACTAGAGAATGCCCCTTCTGTATCTGACTACGTATTGGACGGTAATAAGGAGAAGGAAATAGACCAAGCATTCAAAATCATAGACATGCTTAGTGCTGTTATTGATGCCAGTTCTACTACTGATTTAGACATCAATAATCCATTTGGACACAATGCTACTATGAATTACTTCTTAGAAACCTACTTCCCAAAGGAAGAGAAATATGGGATTATTAGAGGTGATATAGCTGCAATCATGAAAGAGGAGTTGGCATTAATAACTAGGCAACTTACATTCTTGAAAGAGTTGTCCAGAATGAATGCTGTTAATCAGTTCAGCAAACATGGTAGAACAGGTCAACAAATATCTAAATTGACAGCTAATATATTAAAGGGTAAGGATAGATACCAGTTCCTAAAAGAACTTAAGTATAAAGGCATGCAGCTATTTAAAGATATAGATACTATGCCAACCCCTACTCTTGATGATATTGACAATGTTAGCTATGACAATCCGCTTATCTCTAAGGAACTTAGTTCATTGCAGAACAAACTGTATGACAACTTCCAGGAGATAGTGCAAACTACTGGAGATTCTCCACAAGTTATATTGAAGGACCTATTCTCTGATGTAAGAAATCAATTCAACATTAATAATTTGGTAGAGCAAAGAAACACCAAATTTAGCCCGGAAACTAAATCTTTAGAGGATTATGATGTCTATATGCTATTACATGCAATGATAGCTCTTAAAAAGTCAGACTTTGATTATTACCTAAGAGAATCCCTTGTTGAGACAGATGCTAATTATGCCCCTTTATATTCACAAGAATATGCTGCATATTTGGCTACAGCTATGGCAGTTAATCCGGATATAATGAATGCTGCTGTTAATAATATAGATACTCCTAAAGGAACTTATGGTAGCGAGTTAATACGATACTGGAATACTGTAATGGTAGACGGTATTGGTGGTGCTGGTAAAACAGCTGTTATTGCTAAGTTAATTCAGAACATTGTTAAGAAGTACTATCCTGATGCAGAGATATGGAAGGTAGGTCCAACTAAACAACAAGTAGATAATCTAGTGTCTTCTTTAGGAAGTGAAGGTAAAGCGTTTACTATAGAGGATTTAATGAGTCATGTATTGGGAGAATCTAATTATGCAGAGCTGTCTAATGATATATTACATAATAATAAGGAGTCTAAGCAGTTCGCAATAGAAGAACTTGGCCCCATTACATCGCCTGGTGGAACAGTAATGGAATCTTATAGAGCTGCCATTATCAATGAAGATATAGAGTATAACGATGTTCAAACTCCGAGGCTTGTATTTATTGATGAGGCTACCTGGGTGAATAGCCTTTATATGCAACATTTGTCTAATTGGGCACATAAGAACAATGTAACTATTGTTCCACTAGGAGACTTAAATCAGAATGGATATGAGAATCCTACCATCAGTGTCTATAATGTTAAGTCATCTGAATCTTTAATGGTCAGAACTCCTAAGCTGGATATTAGCTTACGTATTACTAATACTCAACAGAATGATAATAATACTACGGTAAATGCGGCTTTGAGTGTGTTGACATTTACTCCAGAACAAATGGCTGATTCAGAGAGTCAAGCTAATGCTGTTAATAATGTCAAAGATACAATAAGTAACATGATGGAGTTACATTATTATCAAGACGGAGACAATATCCTTAATGGAAGTAAATTTGTCACTGCTATTACCGAAGACGACGTTAGACAAATACTAGAAAGGGACGGAGAAGTTGGATATGTGTATGATGATGAGAATACTCCTACTTACAAAATGCTAACCAATATGGCAGATAGTAGGATTATTATGCGTACTCCTAAATCAGTTCAAGGTTCTGAGTTTAAACATGCTATAATTGATGTAAACTTCAGTAAGTATAATACAAATACAGTCTCTGGACTTATTGATTATATGAAGTCATTTTATACTATGATGTCTCGTTCTAAGGACGGAGCTTATTTTATTAATAGCAACATGGGAACTATTATCAAAGAAGCTAATTTACGTCAAGATGAATATACATCTACTACTTCTGACCCTTCTGCTGTGATAGATAGATTCAAGGTAATTAGAATGGCTGCATTTAATGCCGAATTAGAGGGATATACTCCTTCTAGGAAAGCACAGGAGCCACCTATACCTGAACCTGCTCCAGTTAATCCAGAAGAAGCTCCGGAGCCAGTAAAATCTACTGATATACCAGAGCCTACTCCTACAACTAAAGAGAAATCTAAGGAAGTGCAAGCTCCTACATTTATACCACCTAGTAGAACTATGACTGGCACTAATGAGCTTGAAAATGAGTTCTTAGCAGATATAGAGGGTAAAGGAGAAGAATCTGTTATAGATGAATCATTACTAAGTGAACCTCTTTCTGGAATTAGAGCATACGGCTGGTATATGAGATATGGTATGGCAGAAACTTCCGATGGTAAATTTACTAGAGTGGTAAGGAATGATGTAGTTGATGATTTGAACGTCTTCACTAGAAGTAATGTAGAGTATGATACTAATACATTACAACCTGCCAAGGATATGTTAGTAGACGTTAGAAACTACTTGACATTTGGCGAGAAGTTTGATGCTGACTTCATTCAGAAACTAAGCGACAATGGTTATAAATACTTAGCTGGATTGGGTGCAGAAGTTTGGAATAATGGTACGTTCAATCTAGAAATCAGGAAAGATGATACTAACGAAGAAGGCACTGATAAAGCTAGAGACAAACAGGGTTATGACTCTACTAAAGTAGAACCTGTTGCGTTCAATATAGTATATAGAATACCTATGGAGAAAGGTAATGATTTACAATTCACTATAGGTAAATTAACCAATCCTGACACTTGGCAGAAATGGAACAATAGTAACGGCAAAGATGCTGATATTGCTGCTAGAATTAATAAGTACAAGAAGTGGTATAAGAATATGCAGAAGGAAATCTTAGATAATCCTAGTACTGTTAAATATCTTGGAATTGATGAAAGTGATATATCATTCTCTGCTGCGACTAGACTTAAGAAAGTTCCAGACCAAACTTGGAACTTGGATAAGGTTAGAGAAGCATTTCCTAATGCCATTATTAGTCCGATGTATCTTTATGCAGGACATGGCGGAGTAGCTATGGTAGATAAGTCTGTAAGAGGTAAAGGTGTAGTATTTGCCACTTCTAACAAACATCTTAAAATTGACGGAGAGAAAGTAACCGAATCTAATCTTGCAGAGATGTATCTAAGAATGCAGAAGAAGCGTAAAGCCGCGCTAGATGAAGCTAAATCTAGAGGTCTTAGTGATAAGGATGCTCAAGCTGAAGTAGCTAAGACGGTACCACCACTTATAAGAATGATAGTAGCTAATTCCAATGGAACCTTTATTGATAATTACTTTAGACTGTCTTTTAATGATTTAGTTCATACTGCTGATGACGGTAAAACTAAATTAGACAAGAATCAAGTAAAGGAATATTTAGGAACATTTGGAAGTAATACTACTGCTGCTAGAATGCTAGTAAGTATGTGGAATTACAGGTCTGGATTAAAGAACTTCATTAAGGCTTATGACACTTACAGACAGGCTAATAACCTTGATGATGTTAGAGGTACTTCTGAAGTTAATGAGTTTAATAGACTAATCGACCAATCTACTGTGGATGGACAGAAGAGAGTTCCTTGGGATTCTTCTATTTATAATGGATTTATGTTTAGACTTACATACGCAGATGCTATCAAGACTAATGCTCCTGGTATGGTAGTAAGACCTATAAATTTAAGTAGAAATGAATGGCAAACATTTGACTCTAACGGTAAAGTTCCTAGAACTCTTACATACGGTGTTTACATAGACCCTAAAGTAGCTCAAGCTCAACTATCTATATTGGATAATCTATTTAGTATATTAGAAGAGTATATTTCATTACCGGGTAATCCGAACTTCACCATAGCTACTAACGGCAGAGATATGGACAATATCTTAGCACAGTTAATAGCTGACGACGGAGCCATAGAATTGACTGACGGTAAGAATACTTATAAACATGCAGCATCTAATATAGGTGGAATGGGTGGCTCATTCAAAATGGTTGGATTGTTATCATCAGTTTACAAACTATTCTCCGCTGGTAAGAAATCAGATGAAAGTTATGTATTCCGAGCTAAGGCTAGAGACGGTAAAATGAAGGAAACTAGGTTAGAGGAGTTATCATTTAATATAGTTAGGGCAGTTAGAGATGCAGGTAGAGATAACTACTTCTCTGTACTAAACAATATGTTTAATGTGATATTCCATGGCACTCCAACTATTAAAGAAGGAGCTGCAACTACTACATATGCTCCATTTATAAATGGAATATATTATACTCCTAGAACTCCGACTTCACATGATAGTAGACCTTCTGATTTCTATCCAACTAGAAATAATGACAATCAATTCTATATTGATACTGCTATAGAAAGTCCTAACTTTGAAATAACCATTGACCCTACTGTATTATCAGAGAGACAATTTAATAAAGGAGTTCCACATAACAGACAGTCAGAGTTTGATAATAACATTACGTTAATTGCTAATGGAGTATCCAGTGCTTTCACTGGCTATACCTCAATAAACCAAATCCTTAATGATGCACGCAATGAATATCTAGAGAAAGGTGATATTGCATTAGATGAAATATTAAAAGGAGTAGCAACTAAGGTAAATACTAGTCTTACTAATGACATAAATAACAGACAGCTATTAATTAATAATGACCCTGTAATTCATCTAGATATGACTGTTGATGTTAACAACATGCCAGTCATTAATAAGGTACATACTCTATTACAGGAAATAAATGTTAAGAGTCCGTCTGTACTACCCAAAACTAAAGACGGAGAGATTGATACTACGGGTATTCAAAATGTTGATTATAGTAGTGGTAATTTACAAGATTTTACAGTATATTTGCAAGGTGGACAAACAATTAAAGGAAGCATTATTGGAAGTGAAGTTAATATAGTTGATACAGTGATGTATGAAGTTCCATTTGACCCTAATAGAGAACAGAAACTCAAGATATTCGAAGATACCATTGGAGACCATGAGAATCTTAGAGAGACCGAAATCATGACTGTTATCCAAGAATTGAGAGCTACTACCTCTCTTACTCCGGAAGCTGCTGATGCACTTCTTGATAAGATAAGATTAGTGGACAATCACTTCGAAGGTTACTTGACTGATGAGCAACTTGACGACCCTGACATATTAGATGTTATGGAATATATTAACAGTCTTGCTAATAATAAGCAAATAATTGATAGTCAGAACTGTAAATTAAATATATAAGAATAATGGCATGTACTAACTTTGACATAGGACTACATAGGATTGATGCCGAAAGTGTCCTTAGAGGAACAGTACTTAAGTTTAGAAAGGCTGAACCATTGTCTACTACAGACTTTGTTCAGCATTTCTTTATTAACTTGAAAGGTACTAACCTATTCAACCTAGAGAGCGAGGCAGAATACGTCTCGCTTTCTAAGGTTTTTGAAGATTATATTAAAACATCAAGAATACTTAAAGATACACAGAAAGAACAGCTGTTAGCTGAATATGCACAACCTCTAGGTCAGAATTTTGGACTTTCTCCTGAAGCAACCACAATTGAGGTAGCTGATAAGGACCTTATCATTCCGGATGCTCCAGAGAATATTAATAATGAGGTTTCTAACTCGGAGAAGAGAATACTTACTCCGTCTCTGAATGATACGTATGGCTCTGCTACAGTAGTAAAAGAGTACATGCTAAATCAATTCAGATATAATATAATTGAATCGTCTTTAGTTAATTTTACTGATGGTAAATTAATCAAGACTACTGATGATTTGAACATATATATTGCTAAATATAAGAATACTATGTTCAAGAACTTAGTCGATTATATTAAAATGACTAATGAAGAAGATGGAATTACTACAGATTTCAATATGCCTAACTCTATCTATACAGATGGAACTCCAGATGTGGAAGGTATGCAGAAAGTTCTTAGACTAGCTGATGAGTTGTTTAAGGACATGCCTAGGTCTAAACTAGACAATGCATATGTCTCAAGAAAGCAGAAGTTCGGAGACCTGTATAAGAATCAAATGCTGATTGATGCGTTTAATGCTTGGGCTGTACTGTCAAATGGTAATTTTGATACTATTCTTAAGAATCTATTCGGAAAGAATATGGAGATTAAGAACAAAGGATATATTGGAATAGAGATTCCCGTATCAGTTAATAAATATCAATTTAGAGCTGGTTCTAACATGGTTAAAACCTGGAGAACTAATGAGAACGTGGATGCAATATCTGAAATAGGTAATGTGTCTAGGTTACTTATTGAGCAAACTCCTGTGCTTAATTTTACCACTGGAGAGCAAATAAGGGACAATTACCTTACACTTAAACAGTTCTTGCATTCAATGAATAAGCTTAAAGACGAAGCGAACTTTCTATATTTTGGAGACAGACTGCAAGAATTAGTTATTAACTTCCATTCAGCTCCTAATTATTACTTGAAGAGGATTCTTGAAGAAATTATTAACAATGGGGGAGGTTCTAGAATATTTCAAATAAATGATTTGAATGTATTTAAATCTATTTATGAGAAGTTCTATAATGATAGCAGAGCTAACTCTCTATATAACATTATTAATAACGATTACAAGCAATCCAAAGCTATAACCACTTATGATTTGCTTGATTCAATATCTGGAGTTGTAGATAGAACTAATAATGCTAAGTACATTCAGTATGCCATGAATCAAGACACAAATGACCTAGATTCTATGGAAATTAAACAAACTAATGTCAATAGGCGTAAAATCCAGAGAGAGAATGATATTGATATTAGTAATGAATTACGTGGCAATAGACAAGAATTACTTGATAAGTGGGGAGTAGAAGTACACAATGCTACTTTGGGAGATATCTCATTTAAATTACCTTATAATGGCGACACTATTACTCTTATATATAATAGGGCTGCTATTGGTAGTAAAGGTCAAAAGAAACTTGAGTTAAGTCCTTCTGATAAGGTTAAATATGGTTCATTAGATACTATATTAAAAGAGCCTTCATTTACTACACTAAAAGCAATCTATGAAGAGAATAACCCTCAAACTATAACTCCACAGGAGAGACTATATGTATCTTTAGTAGAGTTTATGGATGATTTCATTAATACTAGATTCCTAAATGGCAACATAGATTTACTGGCGGCATTTAAGAATGTAAAAGAAGCAGACAATCTAAAATATCTAACAGAGAACCTAATGTCTCTAGCTAATAATTCTGCATTCGTGAATACAGTATATAATGAGTTTGAGACTAATAATCCAGACAATTTAGACTTGTATTCATTTATTAAGACTCTTAAATATTATACTGATAAAGTTGACGAGGATAGTCCAGAAGCTAGATTCTACTACGACAAGTCATCTAACTCATTAAAAGCTATTGATGGTGCTTTAATTAATACTCTGAATGATTTAGTAGCAGCAGAGCAGATAGTAACTGGAGAAATATTTAAATCTGTTATTAAGAACGCTGAAGGTAATAATATTCCTAATAGTAGGATTGCCAATTTAGCTGGATTGACTAGAAGATACGTTACAAGAACCATTATAGAGAATCCAAACTCTTCTTTAAAGAATACATTATTTGGATTAAATCCAGGTATGCTTAGAGGTACATCAATTAAAACCGATGTTGTTAGTAGAACTGGAGTTAAGAAGAGTGCTACTAGTTTCTCTGTAGCAGAGATTGGATATTCTTCAATATTATATGACTTCTATGCTAATCTATTAAGGAAGGTTGACAAAGGACAATCTAAGACTATTAATGTTCAACCTACTGTATATTCTGATAAGGGAACATTCGTAATGTGGACCTTAACTGCCGACGGAATCAAACTTGTTGACGAGAATGGAGAAGAGTTTACTATTGACTTACTTAATTCATCAATTTCTGATTTAAACAAAGCTATTAGGTCTACTGTTGGTTCTTACTATAAGAACACATTTAATAATGTGCTTAATGACTATAGAAATGTATATAGAGGAAGTCTTGATACATTCTTGCAGAGACTACAAGAGAATGGACTAACAGATGCTTATAATAGCATAGTTGGTAAGCAAGCAGCAGTGGATGCAGAGAATGCTAAAATAGAAGCACATAATGCTAAATTGGCAGAAGAAGTTGCTAAACAACAAGCATTAGCTGATGCGGCATTGCAGGCTGGAGATTATATGGAAATTGATGCAATTAATAACTATATATTAACAGAATTACAGCCTAAGGAACCTATTGACCTAGTAGATAAAATGACATTTAAAGACTTTCAAGCAATATTGTCAGTAACTACTAAAGGAGAATACGGTGATATGTCTTATCGAAATGGAGTCCCTAATATTGATAATGTACATGTTAATAAGGGAGGTTCGTTTGTCCTAAATGGAAACAAAAAAGGCGGACTGTCTCCAAATGCTTTATTGAATTTTAATGCTAATGAGTTATATGCTAAGGAAGATGTATATAATAAAATGTTCTTGAGAGAGAAGAAGAAGTTTGTCAAAGATATGATTGATAATAATATGACATTCCCTCTTAGATACGCTAACGGTAGAGTAAACTCTGTTTTAAATAAGGCATTAAATACTCTTATTCCTACTGATAAGGCATCATGGATAAACAATGATACTCAAGAATTAATACTAGCTAAGCAAGGAGACAAGGTACTTAGTAGGTTGTCTGACTTAGATAGTACATGGTTAAGAAATGATGAAGATATTACTCTAAATCCTATTCTCGAAAGGTACTTCTTAGCTGACTTTCTAACTTCAGAGAACTTGCGACTAGTCACTACAGGTAGTAGTATAGCACATCCTAATAAAGCTAAATATGGTAAAGTTAATCCTGTGTCATTTAATGGTATAGAGTTAGAGCAATCTTCTAGAGAACTTGCAGAATTAAAGAGAAATGTAATTATACCAGGTACACTACAGTATTTCCAACAAAACAGCTTGCTAGGTATTCCTAAGACATACAGATTGGCTATTATGAGCGACGTTGCAGCATTTGTGTACAACTTTAAAGGTGAGACATCTACTGTAGATGCACATGACGGTTCTGCGTTCTGTAATCCTATTATGTCTTATTTAGAGAACTTCTCATTACAGGATTCTGCTGTAGGTGATGACAAAAAGCCTATTGGACATGACTTTAATGGGGATTATGGTACTGCTTCTTTGTTGAAATTTGCTACATTCTCTACATACAACGAAAGAATGAGAAACTCTATGAAATCTGACATTAGTCTGTATAACATGTTTAGAAAGATGTCTGATTTCAAATGGAATCAGTCTACAAACCAGTTCGACAGAGCTTATGAAGGAATAGACCTTACTAAGAACATATTCGGAAACACTATGGAGCTTAAAGATGTTACTGGTGGTGAAAGAATATTCTACAGGGACGGTAACAATCATTATGAGATATTAGGTCTTGATAGAGTAGGTGACGGATTATATAATATTAGAACTCAAGCAGTTAATGAATATGGTAATCCAGTTAAAGCTGTAGGAGACGCTAATGTAATGGTTCAGTTAAATGTTCCTATTAATTCATTATTTGAACTACATGCAGCACTAGGTGGAGTGTATAGTGAATCTCTTAGAAATGGAGAACTTGCTTACAGTGATGCTTCTTTAGCCGTTACTGCTAATTATGCTAACAATGTGGGTTGGTATAGACCTAATGGAGAGATACCTTCCCAACGTAATACTATTCAGCCGCTTAAACATAAGATGATTGCTTACTTGGTTAACAAGTCTGCAATTAAAGTGGGAGCCCAAAATATAAATGGAGATAGTTCTTGGTTTGATAACAGTCCTTTAATGGAAATGGAATTTAATACTGAAGGTCTTGGTATTCAAATGGATGCAGACCATGTAGTAACTGACCCAGAACATCAGTCCACAATGACAGAGTTCTCACAGGTAATATCTGCATTGGAAGCTATGGGATTCACTCATAGTATGGCTAAAATGGCATACAAGGACTTAGGTAGAGTGGCATTATCATCAATAGGTGGCATTAGAGATGCGGTATATACATTAGTTGGGATTAAACCTACTGACAATCCCGATGTTAAATCTGATATTTATGAGATAGTAGGTAAAGCTATTATTAAGGAGCTTAATAAGGACGGAGATGAACTTGGTACTGCTAAGACTATTATTGAGAAAGCTAAAGCAGAGTTTGCATTAGATAGAAAGAATAATAATTCTCATGGAACTGATGTATATAAAATACCGTACAGTGACCCTTCTATCTTTGGCAAAACTTTATCTTCATTTACATCTAATATCAATAAAACTGCTATTAAGAGGAAGTTCCCAGGTATGGGTGCAGTTATGGCTCCCGCATATAATATAGTACAACAATTCCGCATAGGAGGTACTAATTATAAATATGATGATATTTACAGGATTGCTTCCGAACAAGGAATGACTCCCGATGAATATTTACAAAGCGAGCAAGCTAAAATAGAGGCACAGCCAGCATCTACTATAGATAGATTACTTCCTGGAGACAGAATCAAATTGCCTATTCAAGAAGTAGCATCAGTAGTGGCTAGAATTAGCCAAAATGCATTAGACAAGCAAATAGCTCTTGATTTGGCTGTTAAGAGAACTCTGACAGAACTTGAGAAAGCACAGAATGGAGACGGGGAAGGCGTAGAGATAGCTAAAGCACAGGATAACTATGACAAGGCTGTGTCTGCACAAGCTAAGAATCAAGCCAATTCTTTAATGACTGTAGACCAATATCTAGCTGATAGAGGTTGGAGTATAGAGGGCAGTTACGTACCAGTGTATGTAAATGATTTTGATACATACAACTTAGTAAAAGCTAATTTCTCTCAATTTTATACTGATATTACTAGACCTACAGACTTAAAGCCAGCAGAGATTTATTGGGAAGATATGACCGGTATGAGACATAGCATATTTGATATGCCAGCTATACAAAGGTCATTCAGTGAAAGAACTAAGTATGACGGAGGTAAACTTCCTAAAGCTTTAGATTCTGAAATACAAGCACAAATACAAGCAACCTTTACGCTACTAGACAACGGATATATGCCTGTAACTGGTATTCAGAAAGCAGAGTACTTAGCAGACCCAGTCGCATTCAGTGATAAATATGCAGCCAATGGCTATATTAGGGATTTAGGTAACGGAGATATTGCTATTCCTATTCAGAATCTAGTTAATAATCCTGCTGAACTTTCTATTAGTAAACTATATGTAGACCAGTTCAACTTAGGACCTAATGATAGTATTAATGATGTACTTACACAAGGATATCAGTTCTTCGTTAATAGGTATGATAAATATCACGCTCCTAAAATTAAATGGTATGATATGATGTTTACTAGAGCTAATGGTAAACATGTGTATGTTGCACTCGGAGAAACTCCTTCCTTAATGGAACATCTGTCAGTTAATAAAGCACTTACTGAATCTGATTTCGTTAGAGTTGGTAATAGTGTTATGAGGGTAGATGAAAATGGTGAGAAGATGTACGAGGCTGGATTCTATGATGAAAGTGGAGAGTATCATGAAGTAGTAACATCTTACAATGCATTAGGTAATAACACTACTGAAGAAGTATTAGTAGCTACGACTCCTGATAGTGTAATTGATATTTACGGAATGGATAGCTTTGATTCTGTTAAAATTAACCAATACACTAAGAATAAGGAAATGATGCAACGAGTAATTGAAGCAGGTTCTGAAAGAAATGACAGATTGCTTAAATTATTATTTGATACTTATAAAGAGAACGAAGGAGAAGAGTTTAGCGTATCTAGATTGGCTTATCAATTAGACGGAATAGAGAAGAATCAAAAGATTATAGATGCCAAGAAGAAGTTTGTATCATTCCAGAAATCACTTGAATTTACAGTAGCTCGTATTCCTGCACAGACAATGCAGTCATTTATGAAGATGAAAGCTGTTGCATTTAATGATTCTGATAAGAATGTGGTACATGTATCTCACTGGCAGACATGGTTGCAGGGTTCTGACTATGATATTGACAAGGCTTATATTATGGGTTATGATTTTGATACCAGCGGACATTATGTAGGTTGGTCTCCGTATTTTAATTTTAACAGTATTGAGTCACTCAAAGCATCAGAAATGCTACCTACTCCTAATGGCAAGTTATACGCATACGGAAGTGGTGGAGTAGACATTACTAATTATCTAAACCAACTTAATAAGGAGAATTTCTATAATCCAGAATCTGTCCCAGTAATAGCAGAGATGCTTAACGCTATTGACGATGCTAGAATATTAACATATTCAGGGGAAGTTGATACCGATAATGCTAATTTCATTCTTAATAGAATTAACAATCATACTATGTATATGACTGAAGAATTTGATGAGAATGGAAAGAAAGCTAGAAATGGTAGACAGAAGATTAGAAGAAGCAACTTACTTCCTGCATTTAGAAACTCTGTATCATCTAAAATTAGCAATATTATCCAGAATTTGAAGAATATGAACCAGGCTTATTCTCCTATTGAAATGGGAGACCCACAAAGGGCAGCTAAGGAATCAGCATCTGGACAAGAAGCTAATAAGATTACCATGACATCACCCTCATCCAAATGGGTAATGCAGATGCAGAATATGGACGGTAAACAGGTAATTGGTATTGCAGCTGTAGGTGAGAAAGTATTCTTTGCTAACTGTTACTATTTCAATGAAGGCGTTAGAAATGGAGACCAGGATTGGTTAGACAACATGTTTTTCTCCACTAGATTTGAAGGCATTCAAACAATGTTAAGTGAGAATGGTAAACCTATAACAGTACCTACTCTAAGAAACATAATGGCCAACGTTAACTTCGATGATTTGGCAGTTAAGAAAGATTATTGGAGAAATTTAATAGTCAGAGCTGTAGAACAGCAATTGTCACCGGAGGATGTAGCTAGAGTAGTTCAAGAGCAATTAGGTATGCAACCAGACCAGTCATTAGTAATTTCTGCATTACTGTCAGCTGCTACTGATAATGCTAAAGAGTTGATTCTTTCTAAAATTAATGCAGGTCCTAATCTAGCTGGTATGTACTTACATATGATTATGTTAGGATTCAGTTTTAATGATATCGCTAAATTCATGACAAGCCCGACAGTACAAACTGTAAATGACTTAATGAAGGTAAATGTATTTGATGAATATCATGACCATGCATCAGTAGACTCTGTAGTTAGAGCATTGGAAGAAGGCCCTAATATTAGAAACTACTTCGATTCTACTTCTTTAGGTAACTTCTTCAAAAGAGTGCAAGAGAAACTACTTGACTCTGGAGAGGAAGCGTTCGATAAGAGAGGTAATTGGATTCAAGCTATCAAAGATAGGTTTGCAGAAGGTGATTCTATTGATGATATATTCCCAGCTGTATCTTATAGAGAACACAGATTCTTGGAAGAATATAAGTACCTACAGAAGATGAAAAATAGGTTGGACATGGACAGATTTGCCGAATTTAAGAAGGTAAATAGAAATGCTAGAGAGACAGAACTGTTAGGAAGATTCTACGGACTAAATCAAGGTATGCCTACAGATTTAGGAGGTAAGATGTCCAGGTTAAATACATATGAATCTGCAATTACTAGCAGAGAGCAACTATATAAAGATGACAAATATGAGAAAGGTTATAACCCGGAAGTAGTTATTAAGAACATCCTGAATGATAAGCCTTATCTATCCGAAGAGCAAGTAAGAGCTGTAGTCAACGATGCTGTTGCACAAGGTATTACTAATGGAGGATTTAGTATGAGGAAATTCCTTGACCCAATGAACTCTGGTTATAAGAAGTCAACCATAGCTTACTATAATCTAATAAAGGGAACTTGGAATATATTCGACATGATTGATAAAATTCCTCACTTTAAGGCATTGTTCGAAGTATATAACCTTACTGATACAACTGATGTAAATATCAGTACCAAATTCAATCTAGTAAATTCCTATAGAGAAGCTCTTATTAAAGAGAATCCTACATATGGTAGAGCTGTTACTAAAGAGCAATTAAATGCACTCGGTGAGCATGTAGACGATGTACTAATCACTGGCTGGCTGGCTAAACGCAACATTACCTTCAGAATGGATGAGGGTCAGAAGTATATCGGAAATGATATGACTCTGCATGATATTAAAGAAGGAGGCGAGGTATTTAGTTTGGCTACTAATGATGGAATTGCTAACTTTAAACTCTGGATGGAAAGAACAGTTATTCCGGAACTTCATAACGGAATGGTTGGAGATAAGAGGGTTCGCTCCTTATTAATCAACCAGTTTGTGCAAGGATTAAGTAGGAACAGACGTACTGACCCATTTACTAGAGGTAATACTACATATATGAAATTACCTATTGATATGATGAACGTAAGAACTGAATCAGACCAAGCAATGTTCAGTAGATACCAGAAAGATTTTGCAGCACTGAAGAGAATTAATCTGCAAGGATTACCTCTTACTGACTGGTTCTTCTTATATAACTTAGTTGTTAATAAGAATAAGTACGGTGCTGACAGACTTACTACTTTACTGAACACATTTGATAAGACTGATGTTAGTGACTTACTAATAGAGTATCAAAAGTATGTAGGACAATCAGACTATGATTTGGATGTTAACATGGACACATTCTCATTAGAAGATGCACTTATTAGAATGGCTCCTATTATTAGTGAAAGTGCTAAGGGTAGAGCTAGAGATAAGTATATTAGAATGAGAAATGAAGAAACAGGTCGTCTTGAACTATATGAAAGGGACGGAGAAGACTACTATGAAGTAAATGACATCCCAGACCCAAGTAATGTAGACATGCGAAGACTATATGATGATTACTTCGTTATTAGAACTCCAAATCAGAATGCTAAAATGAAAGAGTTAGTCCTTAGTAGGAATGACTCTATGGAGAATATAGTTAATAAGATTAAGAGCTTAATGGAGCGCAATACTATACAAATAAGAATTAATTGTTAACATGAGTTGTACAGTAGAATTTTTAGTACATTCTAACGAGGGAGCCCCTAGCTTATTTAAGCTAGAGGTTCCTGACGTTAGTGAAATGTCTTTAGAAGATGCAATAGGAGCATTAATGGGAAATGTAGAGAGTTATAATGATTTTATTAATGCAGTAAATTCAGGAGGATTTCCTATTACAGCTTTGGATTCCAAGAATCTTGGCAAGGACGGATTACCAATTGGTAATTATAATTTAAATACAATTAAAAATGAGTTCCCAACTCCAAATATTACCTACTTAGTAGACAAGTTGCAAGGGGAAGGTGAGGACTTAAATAGGAATAATATACTACTCACTAATGCTAGATTTAGCCTTGCTTGGAATACCAATTATGGTATATTTAGAGACACTAGTGGCAGTTTGGCAGTTATTAAGCCTAAAGAAGAATATATAGAGACCTATCTAAAGCAAAGATATGTGAATACAGTATTAGATAAGGCTCCTAAAGAACAAGTTCAGGAAGTAAACAAGAATATAGAGTCTGCGTTAAAAATGCTAGCTGCAAGTAATGATACTTCATCTAGAGTGCAGACTATCATGAAATATATAGGGTATAACTTTAACACCAATAGTATTCATGGTAATGTTATACCTGCTTTTGTGAATTACTTCTATACTAGTGCTACTTTCAATGATGCATTATATAAGAATGGGCTTGTTAGTAAATTTAATGAGCTGTTTAATCAAATAATAGGTACTCCTACTACTGAAATTCCTTCTTATTCAGATATTACAGTTCAAGCACTAGTAGATAGAGCAGAAGTATCTGGGAACTACTTACGTATATCTAAGAAAGATATGCAAGACTTTATGGATGCTTATAGCTACGGAGAACTGTCTGATGAATCTATAGTATCTACTATACAAGACTTGAATAATAAAATTGACAATGAGAAGTTCTTAGACATTGCATTTATAAGTGATGGGGGAATATTATTAAGAAATACGTTTAAGCAGCCGGAGTTTGACAAGACTATAGTTAACACAGAATACTCTGGAGAGTTAATAGAGCCTATTGAAACTGTAGGGGGTTATAACATCGCTAAATATAATGACAGATATTATATAGACAGTAGGATTGTTACAACTTCAGACGGGCTGAAAGGAGCAGGAGTAGATAATCTCAAATATGCTAGAAGTATTGCCAATAAACTATTAGACAGACCTATAGATTTGAAATCGGTTACTAGTAAACTCAAAAATGGAAGTTTAGCAATACAAAGTTATCAATCTTTACAAATTGGAGACAGATTCTCCGTTTTGGATATAGAACTAAATGATAACATAAAGCTATACAATGATAAGGATTTAGTTAAGAGTATTACTTTTAACAACTTCATATCAGAGCTTAATAAGAAGCCCCAATATAAGAAACTAATTGGCATACTTAAAGAGCAGGGACTTAATATAGAATCTATACTTAACACTCAAGAGAAATTGGAGACTTTCTTCTTATTAAAGAATCAATTAAGAGACCCAGACATTCATGCTTCTCTATATAACAGTAAAGTACCTAGTATGCTAACTCAAGACAAACTAGACTATGAGCTGCAATTAATGACAGAAGCTTTAAATACAATTCAGAATGCTACCGAATCTGTATATGAAGTAACTGGGGCAAATGGGGACAAATACTCATTCAGAAAGCTAGAATCAGAAAGAAGTGTACCAGTTCACAAGAAAGTACCCAGGTCATTTAAAAGTGAAATGGTAGAGATAGCCAATCACCTTAGTAAGAACTATGGCATTAATGTTAACGTAGTTACTGCTAGAGAAATAGCTTCTAAGTTCAGAGGTGTAATTCCCAATGCCGGAAGAACTAACGCATTTATTTATAACGGAGAAGTATATTTAAATGTAGACAGAGCTACTACAGCTGATTCACTGCATGAGTTTGCACATTTAATTATGGGTTCTATGAAGAGGACTAATCCAGGTCTTTATTATGGGCTAGTTGAACAGGTAGAATCTTTGGCAAACTACGATGATAAACTAGAAGCATTTAGGATGATAGGAGATACTAGGGCTGTTCCTGACTTGAATGAGGAGATATTTGTTACAGAGTTTGGTAATTACTTCGCTAGAATCGCAGAGCCTTGGTTTGAAGGTAAAGAAGCTTCACTGGAGGAAATGGGAAGAATATTTAAAGAGAAGACTCAAAAGACATTCCAAACTAGTGATGATATTAAGAATGAGAAGTTAGGAAGACTTCTTAATATGTCTATAGATAACATTATGTCTGAATTTGGTAGTGCACTTATTAATAACGATTTGGCAGCAGGTTTTGATATGAACTTAGCTTCTGAATCCCGTACTATAACTAACTTAATTCAGAAATTAATAAAGAGTGGTAACTTAAAGGAGAATTGCTAATGGCTTGTTCATATAGTTTAAATATAAATGGTCAAGTAGTACAATTTGGGGAGGGTAATAACAACTATGCAGACCTATTTGACTTCTTGATAGCACATAAGAATCAGATAGAATATGGTCTTATATCTGATATCGTACTTAGTCAGGACACTAAGCAAGCTGAAATAGTAGCTAAACTAAGAGGTATCAGAAGTGAAGCTAGACTTAGAGAAGACGGAGTAGATTTAACTGGGGGAGATATAAGTTATACTGCTTCTGACGGTAATATGTCCGTTACAGATTTCTTAGAGAAAGGAAGGTCTGGTGACGGTGAAGGCGCATTAATTCAGCCCTTTAATGTTACTAATTGGAGAGGCAGAACTGTTACTGAATTAATGGATAAGGAGAAGATTAGTAGAGAAGAAGCACATGCTAGAGTAGACCAAACGTTAGAGATGTGGGATAGAATAGCTGAAACTGGTATTGATATACATTCTATGATTGGAGACTACTTTGCAGGGCATTATGACTTAGAAGCCCTGACTAAGAAATATGGAATGCAATACAACGAAGCTGTTATTAAATCATTGTATGATAATTTAGAAACACTTAAAAGTGAGCTATATAGAGCTCATGGTAAAGGTGCTAAAATAATGTCTCAATTTCTGGTTGATGCCAATACAAATGACGGACTTAAACTAGTAGGTTCTATCGACTTAATAGTTGTAGATGAAGAAGGACAACCTCATTTGTATTTATTTAAAAGTTCTACCAAAATTTCTAACGACTGGGATGCAGCTAAAGCATCTAAATATGATTATCAATTAGGATTTTACAGGCAGATGTTAGCTTCTAAGGGAATCCCAGTAAGAAATATGGAACTTAACATAATTCCAATGAAAATAGAAGGCCTAGATGAAGGTCCTTTAACAGATGTTCAGTTTGAGGCAGTACAAGACAGGAAGAAAGACACATCTTCAGCTGTTAATAGACTAGCTTGGGGAGTAGGAGAATATTACTCAAATATTAGTAACATAATACCTGTAAGGATTACTGATGAGACTGTAGGACATCCTATTAAGGACGGAGTGCTTAACACTTTATCAAAGTTTATTCCCAATCCTAAATTACAGAGCAGAATGGATAGAATAGACGTAGATTCGTTTATTCAAACTCAAGTACATGATTCACCACATCCTTCAGAAGGAAGGTGGTACTTTAGTGATTATTACAATCATAGTAAACCTATCTATATTAAAGATACAGCTGATAAAGCTGTTAATGAAGAACTTAGACAAAAGGTTGAAGAATACTTGAAGAAGAGGGATAGAATCTTTGCAGAGAAGAGACAGGCATTTATATACGATTTGGACAAGGCTTTAAAGGGTTATAAACCTCTAGACCAAATCGTACCACCTTCAGGGTTTAAGACTACAGCTTTTGTAGTAAGTACATTTCAGAAGTATGTAAACGACCCTGGTTGGGAAGTGGTTGATATGGAGAATCTTAAACAGATGGGAATTATAGCTATTCATAATGTTATTACTAAGCAAGTGGACTTTGTGGCACTTAGTAAACATGATTTAAATACTATTATACCACTGTCTTTAGGAACTACTATGTTGGGAGACTATGAGAAAGACGCATATGCTATGAATAATCCATGGTTATTAAGGTCTACTAGCGGTAATATAGAGTTGATGAAGATTATGGCAGCTATTAATGAGATGCCAGAAGTCTTCGGAGATGTATTTAGGATTGGGACATTTAAGGTCTTAAACGCAGATACATCTACTATAGCCAATATGAGGAGTATAAGAGAAACTTTCAACTTATTAGCAAAGGAAGCTGGAGTAACTAATAGACTTAATCAGGTTACATTTATGGATGAACTTGAGGTTTTAAAAGGAGAGTTCTTAGCACTTATGAGTAGACCGGATGCTACTCCTAGAACCCAGCAAGAATTAAACACTAAAGTACGTAAGGTATTATTTGACATAAATGCAAACGATAAAGCTGCTACAGCCGACAGGTTAGAAGATATAGCCAAAACGTTGTATACTTCATTCCCAACTATCCTTGAGAAAGCATCAGTGGAGGATATAATG